ACTATCAACTTGTGCTTTAATTTCATCACGTGTAATCTTATCATTTGGTTCAAAGATATACGGCTTAGCTAATTTCTTAAGTTGTGATCTTAAGTAAATTACCAAACGTGCTACGTTGATTCTATCTAATGCACTTGCATTTCTTGCACGAGTTTTTTGACCGTAGTTTACAAGTCCTGCTCCTGTTAAGAATGTAATTGGATTAATGTTTTGAGAATACAATGTATCACGTTGTCCTTCATTAAGTGCGATTGACTTAAATTCGCCTTCTGCATCTATGAACCCGGACGCACTTGCATTAGTAATTCCGCCTCGTCTTGTTCCTGCTGGTGCAAACCATGGGAAGCTAACTTGATCGCTCAGTGCAAGTGTTCTAATAATACCGTGACTTGGTGGAACAACAATATTGTTTCCTGCATTGTCACTTGTAAACAAGCTCGGATAGAACATACCTAAATACTCGTCTCTAGTAACAGCGCCGTCGTCGTTGTCCTCAACAGCTAGTGCAACATTGTTGCCGTAGTTGTTGAGCGTAGTTGCGTCTGATGTTAATCTAAATGGCGTATCCCCCACAACAAATGCTGTTAAGCCTCTGTCATAGTTTAATGAAACCATTTCACCGATTAGTTCAGGATATCCTGGACAAGCCATAACGTTGAACAACCTTGATTCGTCATCTCGGATATCTTGGTTGCCATTGACCATTGATTGTAATGCTTGAACAATAACTTTACGCTGTGCTTTACGTCCGAAGCTACCAGCACCGTTTGGCTGATTAGCTGATTCAGTAACCCAACGGTGTGGGTAATAAGTTGCCATACTAACATCGCCCATTCTAACATTGTCTGCTGTTAAGTCAATGTAGTTACGCTCAAAACGCTTGACGTTAAATCCGCTTCTGCGTAGATTCCATAGCAGCATACCTTTTGGATATAGTGCAGGATCTGGTGCATCGGTATCTAAGAAATCGCTTACTAATAATTCTGCAATTGTACCGCTTGGTGCTTCTGTTGCAGTTCCGCCACTAGTACCGTAACGTGCATCAGCAAACAAAATACCATCTTCTGTGGTTTGATCGCCTTCGTCTAGTGCAATCCATTTTTGTAAATCTGCATTATACTTGTGTACTTGTGGATAATTTTCTAAGTCTGCTGTTGATACCCAAATATCACCTGTTACTAGCGGACTAGTGTCTGATTGTTGTGTAGGTTGTGTTGCTGCTACGATAGGTCCTGCTGGGTCAGCGTCTGGATATACATTAGCATAACCTTTCCATGTTGTCCCATCATGTACTAGCATATCAACTTCGTCAACAATTGAGCTATACCATAGTCTACCGTCTGTTGTCAATGCTGTTGGAGCGTCTTCGCTAGCTGTTTGTGTTAAGATTTTCCAGTTTGAAGCATGGAAATCATATGTACTATCACCAGAAGGTGCAGCATACAAATTAGCTGTTCCTAATTTTGTTGTATAGTTATATGCTGAAAAACCAATTCCGGCTAGTAAACTATCTGTATCAGCAATACGAATCTCTCCGCCGTCGTTATGTTCAATAACAACCCTGTTACTTGCATCTACACTTGCAACAATATTTTCAAAACCAGCAGCATTAATTGCATCAGCAATTAGGTCTGCGTCACTTGCTGCACCTGTTGCTGTAACGCTTAGTGCTTTAGCTTCTTGAATAGCAGCCTTTGTTGGATCACTTTCGGCCATTATAAATCCATATGATTGGGCTGTAAGTGAACTTGCTGTAACCGCCGACGAAACAATTCTAGTTGCGCCTGAAACATTTCTAGCAAAAATTGTAAAATCTAATTCTTCATTTTCTGATTCGGAAGTGTGTGCTTGCACATATAACTGTCCTAGTGCAAGGTTAATTCCACCGCCTGTTCTATCTAAATTGTAAAGAGCTTCTTGATGCGTCTTATAAACTGGAGCATCTTTACTTTCCCAAAGTCTAGTAGTGCCGTTATAAACTTTAACATTTACTTGCGCACCTAAATTAGCTTCAGTTGTTTTGAACCAAACTGAACCAGTTGGTCTTGTTTGTGTGTCTGCTGTCTTAAATGCAGGTACTGAAGTATGAGGTGCAATTTCTAATGCCGGGGCATAATAAGTACCGGCTGTAATTCCTAAATCAGATAATAGTGTGCCCGAAGCACCTGCTGAAATTACAATAGCGCCGTCGTCGTCAGTAGACCCGTCAGTAGTTGAACTACCGTCACTATAAATGTAAAGTTTGCCATCAGTAACGCCTGCTGATACACCAGTAATACCAGCGTCGTCGATAGCTGTTTCCATATCCGAAACTGCAGTTCCGCTAATAGTAACAGTTGTTCCGTTAATAATAATTGTTTGGCTTGTTGTTAATGTTGGATTTGAAGCTGAGCCTTTAATAGTTGGCCAGCTCTTCACCCAGTCGGCTGTGCCTAGCTTAACCCATGCACCGCTTGTATTTTTATAATAAACTTTATTAACAGTTGTTGTTGCTACTACAGCATAGTCGCCCACGGCGCCTACAGCACCTTTTGGAGCTCCAGTATTTTGTTCGCCAACTAATTGTGTATTAGATGTAATTACCAAAGGAATTTTATTTGTGAATGTTTGTCCGCCTGTTACGGTTACTGCATTGCCGTTCCATTCAAAAATTCCGTATTTGGTTAATGCTGTATCAAACCAATATGTTCCGTTAGCCGGTGCTGCTGCCGGAGCCGATGCTGAAGGTTGTAATTCTCCTAAATCAACATCTGCTCTAACAACATATGCTCTGTTGCTTACTCCTAAATACGAATATGCTGCTTGTAAGCCATATTCGTTCAACTCTCCACCGTTTACTGGATTGTTGTTTGCGTCCACTTGGAAAGTTGGATCTCCAAATGTATCTGCTAAATCTCTTTGTGATGTAATTAAAAACGGAACGCCGGCATTTGCCTTTGTTGTTCCTGTTGCTGTACCGGTTCCGGCAGCGTTACTTTTATCTTGTTCCGAAGTAACGAAAAGCATTGGTGTGGTGCCTGGTTCTGCTGGAGTGTAAAAACTTTCGTCAATTACACTAACTTGAACTCCTGGTGATACTAAAGCCATATTATTTCTCCTGTTATTATTAACAACTGTTAAAAGTATTTATATGATTTGGGTCAATTCACACAGTAAAACCACCAATAAAAGGTGGCGGAAAGGTGTGGTAAATACAATATGAGACCATTATGTGAATGCGGATACCGTCCAGCGGCAATAAATTATAAAAAAGACGGCAAAACATATTATCGAAAGTCGTGCGAAACTTGTTTACATCAAGGGAAGAAAAAATACGGAATTCCTAAATGGTATCAGGCAGGATATCGACAAAAATCAGTATGTGAAAAATGTGGATTTAAAAGTCAACACAAAGAACAGTTTAATGTGTATCATATAGACGGTGATCTAAACAACGTGCTTCCTAGTAACTTAAAAACTATATGTGCTAATTGTCAGCGGTTAGTGCAGAAGCAAGACGTAAAGTGGAAGCAAGGCGACCTTGTACCTGACTTTTAAGATCCTCAAGCGTTCCTTCGTTATAAATATTGAAATCAAAATCAGTCTTTGCCCAAGACCACTCTGACCGATGAACATCAACAGGTTCAATATCCAAATCAACATATTGTCTAAACCAAAGAGGATCGGGACCTCTTTTTACACACCAAACTTTTCCACCTAAACTTTTAACAACAGATGCTTCGTTTTCAAAACGAAGATCAGGAATTACAAAACTAGTATTTGGATTTTCAATAATTTTCTTTTTAACGAAGCTAACCCAAACTCCGTCGTAAAATCCGTTGCGCATGCAATCTGTTCCAAATTCTTGTAGTACTAATCGAGGAGTAATAGATCTTCCAGTTTCTTTTGTCCAGAAAGTATCTTCTTGTTCTCGCCAATATCTGCTTTCTGCTGTATCTCCTTCGATCATATCACGCGGCCAGTCAAACATGACACTTACGGCATCTTTAAGTTTGTCTGCAAAACTAATTTTTTGAAAGTTGTGTGTTTCAACTAGAATATCGGCAACAGTGCCTTTACCACTGCCAATTAAACCACAGATGCCTATAATCATAAAATTCTCCATACTATTTTAAAGTATTATAAACTAAAAAATAAGATATGTCAACTATTATCCTATAGTAAATCCGTATCCTGTGCCGCCTGGTACAGCAAGTGTTATATCACTTTCTAACTTTTCCATTTCGGCTTGTGCTTCTGCTTTTAGTGCATCGCCATTTAAAGAACTACCACCTTGAGGGCCGGCAATAGTAGCAAATTTACTACGTGCTTCGCCTAACATGTATTTGCACTTAGCAAGAGTGTAATCTTTAATCCATTGGATTGCTAGATAATCTTCTAATAAATCAAAGTCCGGTCTATAGTTGTACACGTACAACAACAGTTCTTCTTCTGCTCTAGGTCGTTGTAATACTGTAAGTCTTTTATTTGATCTATTCCATTTAAATTCAATAAATGAACCAAACATGCGACCTACTAGTTCTTGATAACCTGCGAACATTTCATATGTTGCTAGGCCGCCCATGTTTGAACTACTCAGCAGATATGTATTTGTATAGGCCATGTTGAATGGTTCAAAAAGCGTACCGCCGTCACCGCCGCCGGTGCGTGAGCCAATGCTTCTGCGAAAAATTTGACGCACTTCCATTACTTCTGTTGGGAGAACATAATCATTTTGGTCAATTACTGTTGGTAGAAACATGTACGATTCTTCTACACCGTTATCTGATCTCTGTCTAAATTTTGTTAGTGCTGTGTTTAACGCCGTCTCGTAATGTATAGGATCAAGTTCAACATCAACCATGCCGCCGCCGAGCATAGTTTCAGCATATTTGTAAACTTCTTGTTTCTTAGTATTAATGTTTGTAGTCATTTAATATTCTCCACATAGTATTTATTCGTTACGATAAATATGTATATGCCAAGACTTAGTTTATATAGACCCGAACGCGGAAAAGATTATGCATTCTTAGATAAGACAATAACAGAAATGTTTACAGTCGGAGGTACTGACGTATTTGTACACAAATATCTAGGACCAAAAAATCCCGAAGAAGCTGATGCAACAGCAACTCAACCTCTTTATGACGCTGTAGCCGAAACTAATATTCAAGATATGCTATTCATGGAAAATAGGGATCGCAAATATGATCCTGATGTTTACACTATGAGAGGTATCTATAACGTTAGTGATGTAGATTTTGACATGAGCCAATTTGGTTTATTTTTGCAAAACGACATTGTGTTCATGACAATTCCAATTAACTACAGTGTTAGAACATTAGGAAGAAAAATTATGTCAGGAGATGTTATTGAACTTCCTCATTTAAAAGATGAAAATGCATTAAATGACTATAGTGTAGCATTAAAAAGATTTTATGTTGTAGAAGATGTTAACAGAGCTGCTGAAGGATTTTCGCCAACTTGGTATCCACACTTATATCGTGTGAAAATGAAACAAATTGTTGATTCGCAAGAGTTTAAAGAGATTCTTGATTTGCCAGCAGAAGAAGGAAGTAGTCAGACATTAAGAGATGTATTATCAACTTACGAATCAGAAATGCAAATTAATGATGCAATTATTTCTCAAGCCGAAGCTGATGCTCCTAAAAGTGGTTATGACACCAGTCATTTCTTTACACTACAAGTAGACGAAGATGGTAGACCGGAACTTGTAACAGCTGATCTTGACACAATGGATGCTAGTACAATTAACGAATTTGCTGACAGAATAAATCAAACACCTGAAAGAGAAGGATATACTGGCTATTTGGTCGGCGACGGCATTGCTCCAAACGGCGAAGCATTTGGTAGTGGTATTAGTTTTCCTCTTAGTAGCATTAAGGGTGATTACTTTTTAAGAGTAGACATGTTTCCTAATAGATTGTTTAGGTATGACGGAACTAGGTGGGTCAAGATGGAAGATAATGTACGCATGACTATGACAAACTCTAGCGATAGAAAAACACAAAAAGGTACATTTGTTAACAATACAAATACTAATGAGATTGCGGGAGATACTGTACAAGAAAGACAAAGTATTTCGCAAGCACTTAGACCTAAGGCAGATAATTAATGGATCATTTTTACGACGGTCAGATAAGACGATATATTACACAACTTGTTAGATTGTTTAGTAATTTTTCTTACAAAGACGGTGACGGCAAAGCAGTACAGATACCAGTAATGTATGGAGATATTACTCGACAAGTTGGTAATATTCTTAGAGATAACTCAGAAAATAAAATTCCAAGTGCTCCAAGAATTGCTGTTTATATCACATCATTAGACCAAGACAGATCAAGAACAAGTGATAGTTCTTATACTAATAAAGTGCATATTCGTGAAAGAGCTTATGATAACAATAATAACGAATATCTAAATACTCAAGGTAAAAATTATACTGTTGAAAGGATTATGCCTAGCCCTTATACACTAGGTATTAACATCGACATTTGGAGTACAAACACAGATCAAAAACTTCAAATTGTAGAACAAATTTTAATGCTTTTTAATCCTAGTCTAGAAATACAAACTACAGACAATTATATTGATTGGAGTAGTTTGACTAGTGTTGAATTAACAAATATTAATTTTAGCAGTCGAACTATTCCGATCGGAACAGAATCAGATATAGATATAGCACAGTTAAGTTTTACAACTCCAATCTATATAAACATGCCAGCTAAAGTTAAAAAGCTAGGTGTAATTACAGATGTTGTTATGAGTATTTTTGATGAATCAAAAGGAACCATTGACCTGGGTAATAGTACTCCTGAATTAGAAGCATGGTCAGGAACTCGAGTGCCATCAAGTGATCTAGAAAACAATAAGTTAGAAATTAATATGATAGTTCGAGGCTACGATAATTATGACTTATCTGTATTAAACAATGTAGCACAACTAATAGATAAAGGACAAACTGGTGCAATAACTTGGACGGAATTTTTCCAGTCTCGACCCAACGATTATCTTGCAGGACTTTCTCAATTGCAATTAAAAAGAACTACAATAGAAGGGGAATCTGTTTCCGGAAGCGTTAACGGAACTGTTACAATAAATCCAATAGACGATACACAATTAATTATAAATTGGGACGAAGACACAATACCTACTAATTCATCTTTGCCTTCGCCTAGCGGAAGGAATAATACCGGAAGTGTAGATTTTATTATTGACCCGTCTACGTATAATCCAAATGTTGATAGCACTAATGCAGGGTTACGATTATTATTATTAGGTGCTATTAATAACAGTGAAAATGTTAATGGTCTTATGGACTTTGGTCAAGATCCAAGTGACGGAAGTTCTAAAGATCCATATGATGGTCCAGATGCTTGGAAAAACGACGACGGTAGTGATTTTGTTGCCGACACAAATGACATTGTAGAATGGGACGGTAGCGAATGGAATGTTGTTTTTGATGCAAGCGAATATACCGAGCAAGATACTGTGTACGTTACTAATCTAAATACAGGTGTTCAGTACAAGTGGACCGGTGTTGAGTGGATTTTATCATTCGAGGGCGAATACCGAAAAGGATCGTGGCGCATTACCTCTTAAGATAATTACTTGTATGAATCAAGAAATCATTTGTAGTGGTGCATTAATTTATTCTTTAAAATCTAAACGTTTTTTACTTTTGCATAGAACACAAAGTAAACAAAAAAATGTTTGGGGATTAGTAGGAGGAACAAACGGAAAAAATGAACGTCCGTGGCCTGCACTACAAAGAGAAATCATAGAAGAAGTTGGTGAACTTCCTAATATTGTAAAAACAATTCCGCTCGAAACATTTGTTAGCACAGATGAAAAATTTAGTTTTCATACATATCTAGTAGTTGTTAATGACGAATTTTTACCAATATTAAACGAAGAACACGATGGTTACGCATGGGTAAGTTTTGACAAATGGCCCAAGCCATTACATCAAGGCCTACGCAATACATTACAAAATAAAACAAATCAAACAAAATTAAAAACCGTTTTTGACCTAATAGGATATTTACAAAATGAAGCAGATTAAAAACATTACTATTGTAGGTGGAGGTTCAGCCGCTTGGCTAGCAGCTACTTACATACAAAATAATCACTGGGACTTACCCATTACTGTAATCGACAAAGAAGTAGGTAATCCTATAGGAGTGGGCGAAGCAACGGTGCTTACATTCCCACATTTTTTAAGAAAATGTGGTATAAATTTGCCAGAATGGTTTAGAAATATTGATGCTACATACAAGTCTGGCATTGAGTTTCCTCATTGGAAAAGACCTAACAATAATGTTTGGCATCCATTTTACCTAAATAGAAGTTACTTTGCACAAGGATGTACAGCATATGACCTTTGGGCACAAAAGCAAGATCTAGATTTTAGAAAAACAGCACTTCCGACTTATAACGTTAATATGAATAACAAACTTGATATGTGGGGAGCATTTGAAACCCTTGCGTATCATATTGACGCTGGAAAACTTGTTACAGAGTTACAAACGATTTGTGGACAAAATGTTAATGTAATTAAAAGCGATGTTGTAAAAGTAAACAAAGATGGTAACAATGTAACTAGCGTTGAACTTAAAAACGGTGCTGTACATGAAAGTGACTTTTTTATCGACTGTACAGGATTTGCTAGTATTCTTAAAGAAGCTGACCGTGTAGAGCTATTAGGTGAAGGAAGATTATTTACAAATGCTGCTGTTGCCGGACATATTCCGTATGAAGATTTTGAAAAAGAATGTACTCCGTATGTAAAATGTCCTGCTGTTGATCACGGTTGGATCTGGAAGATACCTGTGCAATCACGCATCGGATCAGGACTTGTATTTAATAAAGATATTACAGACCCAGAGGAAGCAAAACGTTATTTCTGCGAACACTGGGATAATCGAATAAAACCAGAAGATCTAAAGTTAATTGACTGGGTTCCTTATTACAGTAAAAACTTTTGGGAAGGTAACGTAGTTTCAATTGGACTAAGTGGCGGATTTATCGAACCGTTAGAGTCTACAGGGCTTGCTAGTATGACCACTGGTGTTGAAAAATTAATGGATATGATTCCTCAATATGCTTATACTGATGCTAATGTAGAAACTTATAATAGAGAAATGGAAGTTTGGTATAATGATGCTGTTGATTTTGTTAACAGCCATTATGCTGACACAGAATGGGATACACCTTTTTGGAATTATGTAAAAGAAACCCATGTAAAATCAGAAAAACATTTATGGTATGAAGATTGGTTAAAAGATCCACAACGTAAGTTTTATACTCCGGTGCAGTCACGCACACTGTTCCATCCGCCAAATTGGCATTTGTGGTTGGTACAAATGGGGTATCCAGTAAATGTAGATCTTAACTATATGCCTCCGCAAGAAATAGAGTTTCTTTTGAGAGATTTTCAACTGGCTGAAGAAATTAGAATGCACACTAGTCAAAGTCATATAGATGCTATTGAATCAACTAATCTTGGATTAGACTGGTTAGTATTAGCACAGTCTAGGGGAGATAGGGGCCAATTGGTATGAAAATTGTAGTAGTCGGCGGCGGCACGGCTGGATGGCTTGCCGCATTAATGATTTCAAAAATACGTCCTGAACATGATGTCACTGTTATTGAAAGTAGTAAAATTGGCATTGTCGGTGCCGGGGAAGGTAGTACCGGAACACTTACAAATATTGTACAAAACGAAATGTGGAATCTTGGCTGTAACGAACAAGATTTTATCAAAGAGTGTGATGCTACAATCAAATTAGGAATTAAACATATAGGTTGGAATAAAGATCCTAAAAAATATTACATCGGTCCAATTGACGGAACACCGACTTCTAACGACAGAGCCGATATTATTTTTCAACATGCCTTAGGTTACAGAGACGAAAATTTATTACATATTTCAACAGAGCTTGGTTATAAAATTCATCATAATAAAAATAGTTTCGTTGAGACTGCTGGTAATCACGCATATCATTTTGATGCTCATAAAGTAGGAAAATACTTTAAAAAAGTTAGTAATACTGTAAAACATATTGACAGCGAAGTAGAACATGTTATACTAGACAGTGAATCAGGTAGAGTAAAAGAATTAAAATTGTCAAATGATGAAATAGTCCAAGGCGATATGTTTATTGATGCAAGTGGCTTTCATCAAGTTTTAATGAAAGCTGTTGGAGGTAAATGGAAAAGTTATAAAGAAAATTTACCAGTTAATAGTGCATTACCGTTTTTACTTCCATATGAAGAAGATGAAGTTATTGAACCTGTTACAAATGCATGGGCACAAAAAAACGGTTGGTGTTGGCAAATTCCAACAAAAGAACGTCGAGGATGTGGATATGTATTTTGCGATGATTTTGTAACTCCTGATCAAGCACATGCTGAACTTGAGCAAACAATTGGTCGTAAAGTTGACCCAATTAGATTATTAAAATTTGATAGCGGAAGACAGGAAAAATTGTGGGTTAAAAATGTATTGTCTATCGGATTGTGTGCTGCGTTTGCAGAGCCGTTAGAAGCAACAAGTATTCACACAACAATTATTCAGTTAAAACATTTTGTATTTGGTTGTTTAGGAGTTGATGTAGACGATACTTGTAATCCTGCACAAGTTGATAATTACAATCAACAAAATGGTCATTTATACGACAATATGAAAGACTTTCTTGTTGCGCACTATACGTGTGGCAGAAATGATTCTGAATTTTGGAAACATATCGACAGCGGTGCAACAATTACTCCGTTTGTACAATCAATACACGAGATCTGCAAGCACAGGATGCCTAACTCAACTTTATTCCCACGCCAAGAGGGAAGTGCCGGATGGCCTTTATGGAGTTTTGTTCTTGCAGGTACAGGAAAACTAACAGATACAATTGCTAGACAAGAACTTAAATTTAATCATGATGAAATGTTAAGCGATAGTGCATATCAATATCACACAAAAGAACATCACTCAATGAGTGAATCATTACCGGATAATACCAACTACATAAAAGGCATTTAATGATTAGAGTATATGGCGATATTATGCTGGACAAATGGATCATTGGCAATGCCAATCGAATTAGTCCAGAAGCACCTGTTCCTGTCTTGCACGAAACAGAGCAAAAACATTGTCCTGGTGGTGCTGGTAATATTGCAATTAATATTGCAAGCCTTAACGAAAATGTAGGAGTATACGGAACTATTGCTCCTGATTATGAAGGCAACTTACTTGCTGAATGTTTTAGAAATTATGAAAAAATTGCATTCAATGTTACTACAGACTCTAAAATTACTACTACTAAAAATAGACTTGTTGGTCAAGGTGGACAGCATATTTTGCGCTGGGACAGAGAAGAAAAATATCAAAATTCAAATGCATTCAAAAAATTATTAGCAGATGTGCAATCACAAGATGTTGTTTGTGTAAGTGATTATAATAAAGGAACAATTCAAAAAAATACAATTAGTGATTTGTTAGATAAAGGTTGCACTGTGTTAGTTGATCCTAAACAAGATGCTGAAACATATAGAGGTGCATTTTTAGTTAAGCCAAATATGAAGGAATATAATTCATGGTTTGGAGAGTTTAAAAAAGAAAACGCAATACTAAAACTTAAAGAGTATAATTGGACATATCTTGTAGTTACAGACGGTGCTAATGGAATTCATGTACTAAAAGATGATTTAACTTATCGTCACTATCAAGAACCTGCACAAGAAGTAGCTGATGTTGTAGGAGCAGGTGACACCGTATTAGCAGTACTTGCATATTATATTGGTCAAGGTATTGACGTTTTCAAAGCATGCGAAATTGCTTGCTATGCTTCGGCAAGATCAGTTGAACATCGAGGAATACACGTTATAACACACGACGATTTAAAACGTAAAGTTGTTTTTACAAACGGATGTTTTGATATATTGCATACTGGACATTTTCGACTTTTAGAGTTTGCTAAATCTAAAGGCATAAAATTAGTTGTTGGTATTAACAGTGATGCAAGTGTAAAAAGACTTAAAGGAAATAATCGTCCTGTTAATAATCAAGAAGTACGTAAAGAACAATTAGAAGCACTTCCGTGGGTAGACAATGTAGTAATTTTTGAAGAAGATACTCCAGAAAACATACTTAAAATTGTAAATCCAGACTTGATTATTAAGGGCGGAGACTATATAATAGAACAAGTTGTAGGTCATAAAAATTATCCTGTAGAAATATTTCCTACAATACAAGGAAGATCAACAAGCAACATAATTGAGAATATAAAATGAAAATATTAGTAACTGGACACAACGGATTTATTGGAAGTCATATTTCTAATTATCTATTACACAATAATCACGAAGTAGACGGATTTGATTACGTAGAAAACGTTATTCCTAATGTTGAACCATATGACTGGGTAATACATTGTGGAGCAATTTCTGATACTACAGAAAGAGATGTTGATAAAGTTTGGAAACACAATTACGAATTTACTATGCGACTATTACAAGTATGCGATCATCTCGGTACTAATATTCAATTAGCAAGTACGAGTGCTGTATACGGGTCAAACAAAAGTTTTAATGAAAATGATCCTGTATACCCACAAACTCCATATGCTTGGAGTAAATATCTTACTGATAAATTTTTAAAAGACAGTGGCATAAATGATTTTAATATGTTAGTGCAAAGTTTTAGATATTTTAACGTATACGGTCCAGGTGAAGGACATAAAAATGATCAAATGAGTTTGGTCAGTAAGTTTCAAAAACAAGCAATAGAAAATGGTGTAATTGAACTATTTGAAAATAGTGATCAATACGAAAGAGACTGTGTATGTGTGTACGATGTTGTTAGAATTCACGAGCAAATGATGAATCAAGATGTAAGTGGCATTTTTAACTTAGGAACCGGAAAAGCTCGTAATCTAGAATCTGTTGCACAAGTAATTGCTGATAAGTATGATGCTAAAATTAAATATATTGATATGCCAGAAAAATTAAAAGGTCAATATCAAGAATACACATGTGCAGATAACGCACTACTACATAATACAATACCAATTAGACATTGGTTAACAATTGAGGAATATTTAAATGAATCCAACTAGATTAGAAGGCAAAGTTGAAAAAGGTTGGGGGTATGAACTTATTTGGGCAACCAATGAAAAATACTGTGGTAAAATTATGGTATTTGAAAAACTTGGTTCTAAGTTTAGCATGCATTTTCATCAAGAAAAAGACGAAACATGGTTTGTTAACAATGGTAGATTTTTGTTAAAATGGATTGATACTAACACAGCCGAGTTGCATCAGCAAGAACTAACACAAGGAATGGTTTGGCGCAATCCTCCTTTACAGCCACATCAATTAATTTGCATGGAGGCAGGGAGTAGCATTACCGAAGTCAGTACACCGGATAGTGTAGAAGATAATTACCGTATCGGTAGAGGCGACAGCCAACTCTCTACAGAGGATAACGCACAGGCTTAGGCCTGTGCTTCACCCCATTTAATAATAATATTAGCGTTTACCGGCTCACCTGACGTTTTATAAACGTTTAGTGCTAGCACATCTGGGCCATTCGGGAAAGTACCTCTACCACCTAGTGTAGTGTTTGTAAGTTCTTTCAAGTTCTGTAGATCCAACGTAGATCTTTCGCCGGGTTGTGCAATAAACGAGAATACCGTTTCTCCTGGCTGTGCATAAGGTGGTTGACTAAACTCGAAGTTAAATTCATCACCTGGCGAAACTGTTCCGTTGAAAGAGTTATTAAAGTTAACTTTGTAATACTCGATGCCCCCTGAACTTTGATTACCGAATAGTAAAGGTCCTTCAATAACCGATACAGCCGAACCTGCTGGGAAACTAACATCGCCCTGATTGGTTGGATCACCATTTTCATCTCCGAGCTCAGTACCTGACCTTGCACCTGAGCTGTCCCATTCTGATTTTAAGAAAAATGCAAAGTTAGCATTGTTCAAATCTCCACCTTTTTGGAATGATTGAGTAGCTCCGTTGCCAGAATTACGATTAGATCTTTGTGAGAAATAAACCAAATATCTGCCATAGATTGTTTGGTCAACTACCTGCTGGATAGTAGTACCTGCGGGGAAAAATTCATTCCCGCCACCACTTGAAGATACTTCATCACCAACTTTCAAATTAGCTGTTTCCCAACTGTTTTGGTCAAAGTATCCGTAGTTTCTGTTTGTTCTAAAGTTCCACCATGGCATTAACTGTGCTGATGTTGTAGCCTGAGACATAACTGCCGCTGTAGAATATGTTGCTGTATCACCACTGTTCCAATTAGTAGAACCGCCCGATGCTACCTGTGCAAAACTTGGCTGTCCACCTTGTGCTAGTCCTGATAATCCTGTCCAACCAATATCACTTGGGTTGAGTGGATAGTTTTGCGGATTAAGAATGCCTTCAATAACGATACCGCCGTAAATATTTGAATCATCTGTTGGATCCTGTCCATCTGATGTAATCTCTAGGCCCTGCATAAGTAACTGAGCTCTGTTTAACAGTTCTCTATCTCCTAGGTCTCCTACAATTGCATTGGATACACTAGGTGCTAGACGTAGCAAGAATGCTGTTTGTCTAGTTGTACTGATGTTCAAACCAGTTTCTGTGTATGAGAAAATGTAACCGCGGTCATCATCAAATCCACCATCTGTAATAAACGCAGAACCCCAGTGACTAATTAACGGAGTAATTGTATTACTAATTAAAATAACACCTGTTCGTTGCTCATGTTGTACAGGATCGCCTGCACTATATTGTCTAGTTGATCCAGCTTGGAAGTTAGTTAGTGTAGTCCCTCTAGTACAACCGGTTAGTGTATTTGTTGTCTTATTATTTCCAGTAAACGAAATAATTTCATTATCAATATAAACTGTTCCAGAATCAGGGAAGAATTTAGATTCTACAAGAGGAATGGTTGTTTGAGTCGAATCCATTACAGATCTTAGTTTATCAACAGCTCCTTCGTTAGTAACTTCGTAACGTACTGGCAAGTTACCTGAACGCATAAACGCTTCTGTGTTTACGTTTGAGTTACGCATTCTGTGTGCAAATACAAAGTTACCATCTGCACCACGTAGCATCCAATCAATGAAACCAGCACCGTACCATGAATATTGAATACCAATCATTTGCATGTATCTAACGTCCATGTTGTATCCACTTGGACCAGTGCCATCGCATTTATCAAGATTCCATTCTTCTTGAAGGACTTTTTTATCAGAAACTAAATTAACTTTGGCGGATGCAATACTTGTTACACCCCTATAATCAGGAGTAACAGTTATTTGTGTTTGCGAATCTACATTAGATACTACGTGTGTCATACCTTTGATAACAATTCTATCACCAGCAATTAGCTGGTCTCTAAATCTAGTGTTATTACCTATTACTAAGTTTGAATCTCGATCTACAGACACTGTGCCTGCAATTTGTTTTGTACTTGTACGTTGTGCTACTTGTACGTTAGTTCCGTCAAACTCCCAGTAAATTCCGTTTTGATCATCAAAAATACCTGAACGTACAGTTGCTCCGTGCCATCCAACTACAGTCAGCTGAGCTGCAAATCCAAGCACAGCATTAGTAGATCCTAAGCGTCTTGTGCTTGAACATTTTAAAGTTCTTTCATCAACAATCTGTGTAACAGTGTATTCGCCGTTATAACCTTCTGTTTCTGCTCCAATTATTCGAATCAGTCCGCCAACTTGAGCACCGTGATCGTTATCATCAGTAACAATAGTTATTACCGAACCAATTTCAGTTCCTGTAGATGTAATAGTTCTAACATCATAACTTGGAGCAAACAATGCACCAGTTGTATACATAATACCTTTACCTGACTGGTAACGAATATACTTTTTACTTTGACGAATTGCTTGTGCACCGTGTTGCGGACCGCCTGTACCTAATTGTACACCGCCGTCGTATGGCCTGTGTATAAAGAAACTATCAGGTCGCATATAGACATTACCTTGAATTTTATCTTCTGTTGAATCTGATGGTAAAAATTCTACAATTGTGCCCGGTGCTCTTGCTTGATATCTAATACTTTTAGTAGTAGGTACTTGCGTTGCAATAAATGATCCAGAAGCTAACGCATGATTATTTGTTTCGGTTGATGAGTTAATATCAACAATAAACGTATCACCTGGTACAATTCCGTGCGCATACGGCCAAATTATTTCGATAGTTGCTAGTGCTTCAAAGTCGACACTAGATCCTGAAGTAATATCTGTAGTTGCAAAATCAGACAATGTAACAGCATTAACTAAATTTAATGTCCCACCACTAACTGCTGTTCCTGCAATAGTTATCGAATTTAATCCGCCGCTACCGTCAATATTAGATACAGTAATTGTTGCGTCATTTTCAGGAGATGTACCTCCCAAATCTGTTCCAGCAATTACAATTTCATTACCTGCTTGATAGTCTTCGCCTGAACTGTTGATAACTACAGTATATGTACCTCGGGTTCTAGTAATATCAAATGTACCATTTGTTCCTGCATGTGCCTGATTTGTTCCTGCAACATCAGTAAAGCTAGTCGGAAGTGCAGGAGCTGAACCTGCAACGGTTACTGTACTAACATCACCGTTTACGGAACCAACAGCCGTAATAGTTACTGTAGCATCATTAGTTGGTGAAGAACCTCCTAGCTCTGTTCCAGCAATAGTAAATGTTTGCGAATTATGATAATCAGATCCAGCTGTGTCGATCGAAACACTGTAGCTCGAACCGTCGTTTGTTATATCAAATATAGCACCCGAACCATCAAACAAAGACAATGTTTTAGAAGTAAAAATACCACCATTAAATGCAACAGGTACTGAAGAAATATCAGCACCTTCTAGTCTTACATCTGTAATTCCGCCAGTGGCATCTACAGATACCACTCTTAAATATAAGTCATTTGCAGGACTCGCCCCGCCCATGTCAGATCCGCTACAAACTAGTGTATCTGCTGTATTATATCCTGTTCCATTTTGACTAATCTGGTAACTATATTCTGTTCCAGATACATTAATAGTAAACTCGTGTCCAGTACCAGATCCGCCAGTAAAGCTAAGTCCGGCACCGCCAAACTGATAACTGCTAGTTGCACTTGGTGGGGTACCTGCACTCCAGTCAGTGGCATCAAACGTTAGTGTGGTGATTGATCCGCCGGCTCCTATTGCTGTTACTTTTCCTACAAAGTCGTTACCACCAGATGCTTGATTACCGTCTTGTCCTGTACCGCCAAGGATTTGGCTGCCAGTAATTCTTAGTCTATCATTTACAGCAAACCCAGTTGTATCGTTAGGAGAGTTAATGTCGACAGTTGTATAACTACCGCTTTCATATGAAATATCAAAATTAGTTGTTCCTAGGTCACCGCCTCCGTGATTATATGTAGAAGAAACGTTTTCGTAACTAACACTTCCACTTAATGCTGTTCCGCTGATTGTAGCACCTGTTACACCGCCTGTACCATTAATACTTGATACAATAATAGTAGCATCATTTGCAGAGGTTGTTCCACCTAAATTATCACCTGTAACTAATATTACATCGCCAACTTTATATCCGGAACCTGCCTGAGAAACGCTTTCGATGGTATAATCTGATCCGCTTCTGTCAATATTAAACTCAGCATTAATACCGGCTACTGGTGTGATAGAGCCAGATACTGCTGTGTAAGATTGTGTATTTCTTACAATGCTTGTAGTAAAACTTCCACTTAGTGATACAGTATTTCCTACAATAGTGTTAACAAATATTGCGTCGCCATCGCCGTTATCAGCTGCTAGTCCTGGAATAATGCCACTAGTTGAACCTACAGTAATACTTGTATTACCCGGACTAACATCTTCTGTTAGTTCTATCGATAACGCATTACCGTCTGAAGTGCCTGATATAGCAGTAACCTGCGTACCTACTGGAAATGCAGGATCGTCAATAGGAGCACCAATTTCTGGAACATCACCAGTAAATGCTAATCTATTCTCTCCAGTTTGTGCTGACAGGCTTAATGTCATAGTACCTGCCGTACCATTACTGAATACTTCGTATCTTGGCTGGCCAACTGATGCTCCTGTATAAAATGCACCTTGTCTTAACTGTGTATATGTTGTCGAAAGAACTTGGCCATCTGTTGTTCCAACTTTTGCTTTTGCAAAAAATGTAAATGTTGTTGTTGTAGGAACCTCAACAATTACAAAAGAACCTTCTGCTCTTGCAGCGCCTACTACAGCGTCTTCTAATGCTTTAATTGTAACCGGAGTACCTGGTTCGAAGCCGTGAGCACCTAGTGTAGTAACTGTAATCTTAGAAGCACCAATGCCGTCAGTTCCTGCCGAAGCATCAGTTACAACACTCAGTACCTGTGTATCTGTACCCGGAAGCTCGTAAATACTTGGATATCCGCGTAACATACCAATAGCCGACCACTTAGTAGGCTGTAGACCATATTCAAAGTCAGCGTCGAGCATCGACAGTGGCGGAGCAATACGCATACGCTCAATAGCATCAGTACCAAAATCGTATGGACGAATTGTTTGTTCAGGCGAATCAATAAAAATTTGTAACTCGTCTTCTTCAGACATAGATTCAGTATTAAAGTTTAAATCAAGAATTGTTACAGCATCTGTGTATTGCAAATATTTCGGAAAGTCTTCATCTGCATTAGTATTAGCATTTGTAGAATCGTATTTTGGAACATAACCACTTGAATCTCGAGGCGTAACATCATTTTTTCTTCTTACAATTCCGCCTTTTTGTTCATCAGTAAAGTTAAAAATTACTGTAGAATCAGTGGTGTTTGTAATAATTAATAAGTCACTACTGTCAAAGTTTCCTGGAAATCTAACATGTCCGAGTCCCTTGCGTTGGAATGTCGGCAATGCCGATGTTCCTGTTGTCAATACGTCAACGACTATTCCTACAAGTGTTTGAATTTCAGTTCCAGCGGCTGGTTCGGCTGTTTTTGTAAGATCAACTACTTGTGCAACATTTCCTTGATAAGGAGAAGACTGAGGCGAGTTTGTAAAAATATGATTAATAATTAAATCGCGAGTAAATTCTTTTGCTTTAATTTCTGCTTGTCTATCACCATCAACCTGAGCAACTGATCCTTCCCAATAAGTATTAGCAATTCTATATGTTTCTTCGTTACCTGTGTATCTTAAATCGTGTGCATACGCATCGATATTAAATCCAGTGTCTCTTTCACATTTTTCATCGTTATATGTATAACCTACAAATCCTGTTGCTCCAGCGTTAACTTGCGCTTGAATCCATGCAGCTACTTCTTTACTAATAAAATCTTTGTTAAGTGTTAGTAGTGCGTATGCATTCGGGTACGTATTGTCATTAATGCCTAATCCTGGATAAAACTTGTAATTATAAATCTTTTTCTTTGCCATTTTTCTTTATGCTCCAAATGCTACTGCAAGGGCTGTAGCCGTTGCGTCTACATAACTTTTTCGTGTTGCGTGTTCTGATCTTGTAGGCTCATTAGTTAAATTAATATTATCAATTATTTGTAAATCGCCATTAAAATTTGCGTCATTAACATTAATATTACTTGCTGTGCTGTCTGGTGCTGTAGTCATATCAATAGTATACACTTTAATCTGTCCAGGTGTATTGTATCCAATATCTACATTATCAAACGCTCCTGGTATTGCTCCATAACTATTAACTACAACTCTGCCATTAATAACTGCTAGTGTTGAATTTCCTAAGTAATTAACTTTAAATACACCGCCTGTGACCGCAAGACTTTCAAAGCTGTTTGAGACCTGAGTACCGGTATCGTCCGCATCATCTTCAGGCTCGACAAAAGCAACAAATGGTTGTCCATTTAGCAAAATACTTTGTACGTCAAGTACAGGTGCTGTAATTTTACCCGATGTATCTACTGTAAAATTAGGACTTTCAAATCCGTTTTGTGCTTGAAATTTATCATTAATTACTGTCATAGTTTACCTTAAATTGCACTAATTTCTTTAATTGTAATTGTTCCTCTCATTGCACTGTGTACTGTACATTGATATGCATAGTTACCACTAATGTTCGAAGGAATTTTCCAATAAAGTGTTCCGCCAGTCTGTCCTTGCGCATCTGATCCAGTTGACACTGTTCCGTCTGTAGAAACGTGAACTAGTCCAGTATTATATTGTGTGCCGCCACTTGTTTCAATTTGAAACGGATGACTTCCTAACGAAGAACTGTTTAAATCAAATGCAATAGTTGTTCCGCTCATTGCAAAAATAATAGGATCTTCTGTGTTACCGTATTGATCAAATTTATAACCGTTACTAGAATCTGCTGTAACTACTAAAGAAGTGATTGCAGGATACGCCATTCTATCAATTGTAGTTCCAACATCGATCCAATTAGTTCCATTATATGCAAGCACAGCACCTGTAACTGGAGAAGTAATAGTAACGTCTGATAATGTACTAAATGAAGGACTTACGGCATCAATAGTTACTGTGTCGCCGGATACGCTAGTTGTAACATTTGTACCGCCAGCAATAGTAAGCGTGTCTGTTGTATTATCAGCTTCTGCTAGTCCAGTATCTGCTTGAACATTTGAGAAAGCATTTTGGTTTGCTTCACCCGAGTTAGGCGAACCAACATAGTTAATTGTCATAGTATCGCCTACCATTGACGTTGCAATATTTGTGCCGCCTGCAATAGTAAGTGTGTCTGTAGCACTGTTTGCTGTTGCAGATCCTGTGTCAGCACCAACTGTTTCAAATAAGTTCTGAACACTACCAGAACTTACAGTTTCAAATGTAAATCCGCCGCTACCGTCTGTTTGTAGTACTTGTCCTGCTGAACCGTCTGAAATATTTAAATCTGTAAGTGCTGTAGGAATAGTTGGTCGATTGTTAAGATTGTTGTAATTTGTAAAGTATGCACTATCAAATCCGTCAAGGGTATCAGCATCTGTTCCGCCGCCGCCTACAGCAGTATCAACGCCTGGTGCCCACTTGGCTCCGTCCCATTTTAATACGTTACCTGTTTGCGGTGCTTGTGATACTGTATCAACATCTGTAAGACTATTAATATTTCCGGTGTAAGCAACAGTAGCAAGAGGAGATGTATAGTTAGTAATATCTCCTGCACTAGTATCTAATAATAATTTATGCCATTCGCCTGCATGGGCAACATGAACTGTACCAGTTTGGTGATTGTGTAATAGTGCACCGTGATAAGTCGCCGGATTAACTTGGTTAAGTTGATTCGTAGTTGCTACATGAAAAGATACTTTGTTAATTTTATTATCGTCGTTAGGAACATCGAGCTCTAAGCTAGAGTTTACAATATCTTTTAGGTTTGTACCGTCACCTAATGCATTGTACATTTCATCAGTGTTACTATTCAGTTTAGTACCAGCGGCTCTGAGTGTATCACCCGTTCCGTCGTTTGCTGATGTACCTATATTAATTGTTGATTTTGCCATTCTTTACACCTTGTCAAATGTTATACTTGTATTATCCATAGTATTATCGATGCTATCAAATGTATTTATACCATCTGACTCAACTGTTGATACATCTGCGATAATAGCAGGAGGAGTAAGCTGATGAATTGTTTTTGCATACGTTGCGTGGAAAATTAATTTTGCACCTGTGTATATGGATGATGCAGGACGGACCATCACTTTACAAATACTTTCGTCAACTGTTACTTCTAATGTAATTAATTCTTGGTTAATACTTGAACGACCAAACACGCTTGCAACAGCTCTGTCTGGTCTTGCAACTACAGAAAGTTGCATAATTTCTTTTTCGTTGGAGTCATACTCTACAGTAATTTGATAAACTACACTACTGAAATCGCCCACATGCCAAGAGTCCATTACAGTATTGGGATGGACTCCTAGCCAGTTTCCTTTATAACTGAAACTATTTCTATCTGGAAGATGTATTGTGTTGTTTAAACCTTTTGAAAAAAGATTTGTTAGTAATTTATTCATCATTAGTGCTCCGTATAGTATTTATCGTTTTACAAATATATATAGCACTAGTTATTTTAAGATAGATCTACTAGACTGTGTGCAAATTGGTATAAGTTATCAAACACATCAGTTTGTTTTTTTAGATCTTTGTTTGCAAAAGTTTCTAACTTCTTGGCTGTTTCTTGACCGTATCCTGTACGTACCAAAACTGGTTTAGCTTTTGCTTTGACTGCAGCTTTTAAATCTGTGATTTTGTCTCCAACATATAAACCATTAGTCCATTTGACGCCTACTTCTGCCGCAGCTCTTTTGAACATACCAGTATTAGGTTTTGCATATATATCATCTTTTAAATTTGTAGTTGAGTAATACAGTCCGTTAATACTACGACAGCCGATATCTCCTAATAAACTTAACATATGATTATGCACAACATCAACATCGACCGAGTCCATAATGCCTTTCATTATTCCTGCTTGGTTAGTAAGAATTACGACATCGTATCCTTTGTCTCGAATTATCTTAATTGCTTCGAGACTCCCTTCGATAGGCTTAAATTGTTCTGGCTTGGTTACATATGTGCCTATGTCTTCATTAATAGTTCCATCTCGATCTAATCCAATTACTGGGGGTTGCATATTAATCTCCATAGTTTTAATTAAGGTCTCCACCTATCGTCGGACCAACCAATTTTATCAGGGTTAAACCATTGTAATTCTTCTAATACAATCGGATCTTTATCTCGATATTGATCGTGCCAGCTGTCAACAAACTGTTTAGTTTCATCATTTAATGGTTCTATGTATTGTTCTACAAAACTAGCCGCTTCGTGTGTTAACGGATGCACTTCAGCCAAAAGCATATGTGCATGTTCTTCTTTAAGTGTTGGAACACTTTTTGGCCGTGTTTTGAAAAATTCGTCAGTTACTCCAAAATTTAATGCATTGAGTATAGGAGGACAAGTTGTTTCTATGTCATCTTTATAAACTTCTAACACAGCTCTAATATCTTCTAATTCTAATTTTTCATTTTGTTGATTAAAAGTTTTAGACTGTTCTTCCCATCCTTCTACTGGATCTCTAAAACATGTTGAATAAACTTTACATCCGATTGATTTCAGTGCCTTATGGGTAGAACTAATTATAGCACAATCGCGCATTGTACAATGCATTAAATCTGACCACTGCCACTGACCTTCGTACAGATAGTTATTTAAAATAAATTTTTCTTCATTGTGATGAGTAAAATTATTAAAGTTTCCAGGCGTCCACCATCCTTTACCCATATGATATCTATCTTCTCGAAACATACTGCTCCATTGAAGCAAAATAATATCATCTTTGTTAAATTTATGTACAGTATTTGCTTCCCACAGGCGTGTATTGATGTACATGTTGCCTGCACCCGACTTGGCCCAATTAGATCCTTCGTATCCTTGAGATTTGTATTGGTGAATTAGAATATCTGCCCACGTAGGATAAAAATATTGAGTGAGGCTGCATCCAAATGCAAAAATCCTCAAACCAACCTCCTTAATAAGTCTAACATCATCTTATGTGGAATGGCTCTAATACTATCAAAATTAATTTTTTCTTGGCATTTTTGGTTTACATATTGCTGAACGTCTGATGGTAACGTATTATATTGAGATAATATATCTTTATTATTAAATAATCCTAGTCCATGCATAACAATTGCATAATTATACTCATTAAACAATATTTTTTTAGTATGAGACGTTAGATCATCAGCAACTGGCATTCGATTTTCCCACATTTTAAGATTTTTTTCTAGAGATTCTGGAATAGGAGTATCTGCTACAGCTCTCCAAAATGGTGTGTCTCTTCTTTTTGTTATATAATGTAGTACAATAAAGTCTCTAATATTGTTCATAATAGAATCAACTTCTACATTATATCGATCAATAGATTCTTGATTATAATTTACTAATCGCTGTGCAAGCAAAAAACTTTGATTAATACTAGTTCCAATCGAACTTGCTTCCAACGGTTCAACAAAGCTAGCACTCAGCCCAATTGCACAAACATTATTAATCCATGGGCGATCTAAAGCACCAGGATCGAATTTGATGTGTTTAGCAACAGTTACATCGTAACCAAGGTATTCTTCAACTTCTTTTTGCGCTTCCTCGGCTGTAATATAATCACTATCGAAAATATATCCGTTCCCTTTTCGGTCGTATACTGGAATTCTGAACATCCAACCCGAATTCATAGCTTTAGCTAGTGTCCACATAGGAGTTTCTTCCTCCTCAGGAGTAGGAAAAACAATAGCTTCCTTCATTTTGAGGTATTTACTGTAGCTATTCCATGTAGCACCCAATTTATTAATTAGTAGACGTTTAAATCCTGTGCAATCAATATAAAAATCATAATGATAGTCTTGCTTTTCACCTTTTAAAGTTTTAATTTCGCCTTTTAATACATTAACATCTACAATTTCATCATCATATACATTACACCCTTTAGATATTGCAAAATTTGTTAAAAAATCGTTTAACTTGTTAGTGTTAAAATGATATTGACTTACGCCTGTATCATTTGGGCGTTCTTCCATAAATTTATTGAAAGGTGTAAGATTTTTCCAAAGATAATCTCCAGTTAAGTCTCGAGGATCAACGTTTTCACCAATTAGTTTGGCATAACACATTGGCATTCCGAGATGTTCTCCTACAAACGGATCGTGTACATTTTGTAGATAAGGTTTTTCGCTCCAGTCTTCAAACATAATACCTGCTTTGTAGGTTGCATCACACTCTTTTACAAGAGTTCCTGCTGGAATCCCTACATAATCCATAAATGCAGACCAGTGTTCTGTGGATCCTTCGCCTACACCGATTGTTCCTATTTTCGTAGACCTAATTACATCTACAGTAAAGTTAGGAAAACTTGTTTTTAATATTAATGCGCTTACAAAGCCTGCGGTTCCACCGCCTACCACTGCTATTTTCATATTTTTATTCATCTAAGGTATACCATCCAGTTACAATATACTTAACGCCTTTATAAATAGGATTACCTCGATGTGGATGTGTAAATGATGTTGGAAAAATACAAAGTTTGCCTGGTTCAGGTTTACATTTGACTCCTTGATATAAAAATTCTGTTTCGCCGCCTTCGTCAACAGCATTTAAGTAAACTGTATAAGCAAGTATGCGTGATGCTGAACTCAAATCAGCATTTTCACAATGCCAGGCATGATACCCTTGATGAGGTTTAGTTTTTTGTACACTCATTCCTTTAGGAGAGTGTTGCATTACGTTTCCTAAACTTTCATATTTGCTGCGATACTTGTCTGTGTAAATTTTATTAAGAGTAGAATAGAAAAAATGACACAAGTCTTCATCAGCATGATATCTCGAATTGTGATTTGCCCAATCCATCATTACACGTTCGTCTTGATTTTTTGCACTGCTTTCTAAATTTGTAAGTTGGCTAGCAGACATTTCTTCAAAACGTTTAATTACTTGCTTACACCAATCAATTGGAAAAGCATTTGAATATTCTTCGATTCCGTTAAAATTGCCTTCCATAATGACTCCTAAATAAAAAATTGTTGATTAATACGGTAGTTGTCGTTTACAAACATATGAGGTTTAACATACGCTGTATGAAGAACTGCCTGATTATACAAAACCATTCTATTAAAAACCATCGGCACCATGCCAATCATTTCCCAATCATATGTTGTATCTGTAATATATTCTCTAACAGGATGTTTGCCTTTTACATCTAGCGTATGTGTTATTGAAGTATCGTCATAATACGTCTTTCCGCCAAATTTATAAAAACTAGTCCCACCGTTGCACTCGTTAGCCGTATTAAGATAAATCGTTGAAGCTAAATTTCTTCCACTAGTATTGTCCATATGAGGACATATAGGAGGTAGATTCTCGCTCTGCATTACATTTACCATAAATGTTGCATTTGTAAAACTACGTATCATATATCCCGGATCATATTCTTTCATAATATCTGGAAAATATGTTCTTGCTAATTGATCATAAATCCAAGACATATTAGAAAGTTCATAAAACGCATTAATTCTTAATGCTGGATTGTTTCCTCTAATGCGCTTGTTTGTTGATGCAGGAATGTTCAAAGCTAGTTCTCGAACCATGTGAGGATTTTTGTAAAAATTATCAACTGAGATAACAGTTACATCCCCAAATTTATGAACATATGGTTGATAGTCTGGATTAATTGCAAATACTTCGTCTTCGTCAATTGTTTTTTTATGCATCTGTTTTCTCTGTTAGTATAAAGTTAGCACTAATCGTTGCTCGTATGTCTTGACTTTTATTGTGTGTTACGTAATGTTCCATTACACTAGGAAAATAAATGATATCTCCTTCAACTAGCGGGGGAGTTACTCTATTATTATATTTAAAAGGCTGTGTAGTTAAACTAGGAAGGTCTGATTGATGGAAAAAATCATATGCATTTTTATAAAAAACAAAATTTCCACTATTAGGAGGTACTTTCATCATATATGCACAGCTAATAATACTAGGACCTGCGTGATTATGAACTTCTTGGTGTTGTCCTTGAGAATACCTATTTAACCAACATTCGATTCGATAATCAATTGGAAGATCAATATTAAAAATTTCAAGATATTCGTTTAAACCGTTAATTGCAGACCTAATAAACTTTTGATATGGCAAGCTATCAGCATCTCGATTTCCAAAGGTAGTGTCAACGTTGCTATACCAAGTATCGACTTTATTAAAATATTCATCAGACTCTAACACTTGGTTAAAGTCTGTTTGAACATCTTGATGATTGTTTAGTTGTGTCTTATAGACAGGAATTGAGAATAAATCATAGTGTGTCATTACTAGTTTTTCATTTCAATTAGTTTACCATATTCGGGCAAGAAACAGTACTCCATTTCACTATTATACAATGTCCTAACAGCGTCGTCAAGTGTTTCCACTAAAGGTTCGCCGCCTAGATTAAACGATGTATTAAAGATAATCGGAACACCTGTTTGCTCATAGAACGTTTTAATTAAATTATAATAGTGTTTGTTTTGATTTTCAGTAACAGTTTGAATTCGACATGTGCCGTCAACATGAATAATACTAGGAATTTTTTCTTCAATACCTGGTTGACAGTTCATTGCATACATCATATGCGGAGATTCTTTTAATCCTCGCATGTCAAACCATTCGTGTGCATGTTCTAATAAAATAGACCCAGCAAATGGACGGAAGTATTCTCTACGCTTGACTTTGTTTACATAATCTTTACCATCTTCTGCAGTAGGGTCAAACAAAATACTTCTGTTACCTAATGCCCTAGGGCCGTTTTCACTTTGCCCTTGAAACATAGTTACAATATTTTTGTTTTTAATTAAATCAACTACAGTGTTATAATCAGCATCGACAATACTAGCACCATACTTATTTGCTGTTTCTTCGATCTGTTCAGCTGTGTAAGAATATTCAAATCCTTCATATATAGTTTCTGCATACGATCTTACTTTTTTATCTTTAGTAGTTTGATGATAAATTAACATTGCGGCGCCGATTGCTGTTCCTGCATCGCTCGATACTGGCTCTACATATAAATTAATGCCTTCGTCGTTTAGTTTATCAAGATACCAATAGTTGGCTACACAGTTTAATGCGTATCCGCCACTAAGAACTACATTTTTATTGCCACTCATTTCCACTGCTTTAAAAATAAGATTTAAAACTTCTTGTTGAGATTGTTCTTGAACAGCGTATGCAAGATCTCTTCTATTTTCAAGTGTTGTTAAGTCTATATTACTATTTTGCACATCTTGTGAAGTTTCAAGAAACTCATATTTGCCTTCGTTAACTAATGCAGCATTAGGATAAGTAGGAATAATTACGTTTCTGTCACTAGTTCTCCATTTTCCGCCATTACCGTCTGTATAAATTGGAGGAATATTATTGTTTGGTTTTCCATATGGTGCTAATCCCATTGTTTTGCCAGCTTCAATTGGTTGAAATCCGCAATACTGAGTTACAGCCTCGTATGCTTTAGTAATTCCTGCACTATCATCAAGCACCAGTTCGTGATATCCTTCTTCACCTTCTCGATCTGAAGGTATAAATGGCACATGTGCTCCAGGAAACGGTCCATTCGCTCCTTGATGCTTATACAATGTTTTTAAGTTATCAGGATAATTACAATTAAAAATACTTTCGCATTCCCATGTCATAAATTCTTCTTGGAATTGTCCTGCATTAATATTCATAGGAATAAAAGTACCAGCGCCATCAACTACGACAGCTGTTGCTGTTTCAAATCCTGAACGATAAAATGCACAAGCAGCATGAAGTTTATGATGAATGTGACTAAGGTCTATAACTTGTCTATGATCAAAATTAGGACCGTATGCACTTTCTGATCGATCAATTAACCCTAATTTTCTTGCTAATCCAGTGTACATGTCTCCACCGCTGAAGTCGATTCTGCTAGAGTCTGATAGCGGTTGTGTATGTGCCACAACTAGATAATCAAGTTTATCGGTATAATCTAAAAATTTAATCATTGCGGCAAGTGGGCCGCCGTCGTATTTTTTACGAGTAAGGCGTTCTTCTTCAATTGCAAATACAATTTCACCGTCTTTCAATAAAACAGCACCGCCGTTGTGTCCTCTTGTAATTGCTCCAATCCACTGCGTCATACTTTATTTTCCTTTATGTATTTTAGAATTTTACTTCTATATTTTGCATTTTCAAATGCCTTATAACATTCTGCTAATGGTGTAGGTAAAAATCTTTTGGCTTTTAGATTTTTGTAACCTAAACATTGCATTACTGGTCCTGTTTTAGACTCAAACAACTTTGCACTATCAAATCTAATTAACTTAATTTTTTCTGTAGTATTAAATTTAAAGTAACATAATGTATCGCCCCTTTTTATGTCTATTTCAGATACGTTATCTTTAAACTTAAATGCAGGACGTACAGGTCTAATCCAACTTGATATATTATATGTACCAGCAATGCCCATTGTCGCTGACGAAAACTGAGTTTGTTCGTAGTAAGGTGGTAATTGTGTCATACTTAATGGAGTTTCACTAAAAAATAAAAAATTAGGGTGCTCTATTTGATGTATATTTTCTTTATTTGGTTCGCCAACATAATTAATTAAAAAATTAGGATCAATATCATAATTAGACATTACTTCTTTTTTTACATGGTCAAATTTTATATGAAAATCTATAGGACTTTTTGCACTAAATGTGTTTTTAGTTTCATCAACTATAGCGGGACATAAACTTGCACCTAACCCAAAAAATTCTCGTGCATTAAGATCCTTATAGACTGTCTCTGGTTCAAAGTATTTCAATTCTGAAACAAACTCCTGACCCTCTGGGACGTTTATTACCGGAGACCAGTATACTTTGATCATTGGCTATTCTCTACTTCATATAAAAAATCACACACAAACACTCTACGTTCATCAATTGTAGGATATGTGCCATGCCAAACTCTTCCGTCCATTATAACTACTTCTCCTGCTTTTGGAGTGTGTGTTTGAAAATTTACTTGGTAATCAGGTAACGGTTGTAATGTTATTAGATTCCCTGCCATTGGATATTCGATAGACGTTGAGACAGAATTTAAAAACAAGACTGCTGTTAACTGTCGATCATTAACTGTGTCAGTTGGACAATTTGCTGTCATAGTATGACAGTGAAATCCAGAATACGAATTCTGTCCATATTTTACACCCCAGGCTTTTCTAAATTCTTTAATACATATTGGAAGATTTTCTTGTACGCTGTCTGTAATAAATTTTTGTAAACTTAATGTTGCGTCAATATCTTTTGGGTAATTCATATTATCTTTATGATAAAGATATGCATTACCTAGTTGCTTCGATGTTTCGTCGTAATTTGTAAAAATATTTTCAAACTTTTTGTAGTCAGGATAAAACAGCTCGTCAATTATCCAAGTTTCTAGTGTAGTTTTTCCTGTTTTTTGAGGCTCTATACGTTTTTCCCACAAATTGTTTAAAAAGTCTTCAGTAATCAACTGCCGGTTCTTCCTAAAATTTGTGTAGGTTGAGTAGTCGAACTACTTGGAGAATGTACTACTCCGTGTGTTGGACAAACTTCTCCTTCGGTCGATGCTTTAAAATTTCCTGTATAGGATCTAGGCTTTCCTAGTCTTTTACGCACACTTTGGATAATGTCTTTAAAACTATTATCATCTAGTTCCATTACTTCGTCATTAAACCGTTCAATTTCTTCTTCCATTGTAAGTCTAATAGGACTGAACTTACGCTTACCTTCGCCTAAGTCAATAATATCAAAATCAGAAGAACTAGGATAAGAAATATTAATAGGATATGTACTTCCGATAACACTAGTACATGTTGTACCTAATGCTTTAGCCATGTGCTGTCCTAAACTATCGCACCCTATAAAATGGTCTGCAATTTGTATAACACTTGACCAAACTCTTACATCTGATATTTGCGGAACAGCAATTGGGATTGTTGTGTTTTCTTCTATTACAACTGGAAATTCGCTCATTACAATTACAGCATAATCATTACGTAAATCTTTACAAATACGTATCACATCATTAAGGTGAAAACTTCTACTAGTTCCATCAATTACAAAGTCTCCCATATTTTCAGCTGTTCGTCCAAAAGGCTGAAATACAACTACTTTATCCTTACCTGTTACTGCTTTTACTTCTTCAACAACTTTATAACCATGAACAAGCTCGTGCTTATTCATATAAATTTTTGGATCTCCTACTTCTCGTAATCCTTTATTGTTAATTGCAATATCAAATGCTTGTGCAAGGCTACATTTTTGATTATAATATTCCCAAACTCTATAAGGTTCTGGCGTAATACAGTCTCTATCTTTAATATAATCTTTAAATAAATTTTTATGCCAATTATCAAAAGCCATTTCGTGTAAAAATGGATGCCCTTTATAAAAATCCATTCCACCTTCACAAATAATAATAAAGTCTTGATCTTCTTCGTATAATTTTTCAAAAGCAGGAATAGAACAAACTACTCTACCGGCTCCACCGTTTATAAAATATGCTTTTTTTCTAGACAATGTAATGCTCCTAATTCTAAAAATATTTATAGAAGCAAACTTAAAAATTAACTAATCTTGGTTCAAAAAAAATCCCTATACATTACTGTACAGGGATTTAAATTTATAGTATTAAAAATATCTTATTTTTTACCGGCTGTTTTTTGTGCAGCAACTTTAACATCAACTGAAAAGGCACCATCTCTATACGGATCTGATGGATCGGCTGACGAATCTGGCTCTCTCATATCTTTAGGGTAAACAGGAAACATCTGAATTGCTTGCCATGGCTCAAACCCTAAATCTTGCATTACAGATGGAAATTCTCTTAATCGTTGTCTAAACAAGATCCATTCATCTTGAAGTGATTGAGGAGCATCAGTCTGTCCAACCTTGGCATCTGTTTCTTGTAACATAGCGTCACGAACATCTCGTAACTCTTGCCATGTAAGATCCATTTTCGAGCCTGTGGCAGCCCAATCTCTTATGCCAATATTAAATTCACCTGTTTCAAAATCGTATGTAATATTATTATCATCGTAAATATCACGAGGTTCTACATCATCTGTGTACTCAACATCTGGGTGCCCGTCCGGTGCGTCCCAAAGAATTTCCCACTCGCGTTGACGTCTTTTTAATATCATATCATCGCGACCGCAATCATTTCCAATTTCACAGAGCAATGGCTGTTGTTTACAGTCTACAGTAACTCTTGTGATATCAGCACCTGATGGACGTTCAAGATCTCTCTTTTCCCATAAGCACCAACCCGATTCAGTACCGTAATCTTCACTGTCCGGATCGCTGTTAACTTCAAAGGTTAAAAACTCTGGTCCGTTATAAGTAAATGTGTCGGTTTTTCCTTCTGTAAAACTGTTTGTTCTCCATTCGTCCCACACAGGATATGTAAACTCTATACTAATTTTTCTCATTTATTCTAACTCCTAAAAGTATTTATCCGTTATTACATGAATGTGATTCGTACTATACCAGAACCGCCCTGGCCCGAACCACCTCCACAACATTTCGCCCAATTACCGCAATATGAACTGTAACCTGCTTGGCCTCCGCCTGCTGGCCAGTCAATGTGACACCCACATGAGCACCAAGAAACGTTAGTTACACCTACTTGCATTTTACCAATCATTGGCGGTGAACCTGAAAATGAATACGAATAGTTACAATGACATCCGCCATGTCCTGGTTCTGTGCCCGATGTGCCCATCATACCAAAATCTGCACCAAAAATACCGCAAATATTACAATTACCACATGTATGTGTGTGTCTTGGACCCCAAGCATCACCGTTACACATCCAGCCGCCACAGCCGCCTACTGTACAAAAATTTGATAAATTATGTCCGTTTACATATGACTTACATCCCATGCCTGCACCACAAGTATGTGATTTACCACAAGGCCAACTACCACCTGCGCAAACACTATATTGACAACCTGGACTAGTTTCAACAGTTTTTGATGCATAATTTCCGCCGGATCCGCCGATACTAAATGAACAGTTGTTACAACAAGTCATGCCAGGGCCTCCGCCTCCGCCACTCCATATTTCAAATGTTACAGTTGATACTCCGTCTGGTACACACCAATAGCAACATTTGCCATTTGCTTGTTCACAACAACCACTTTGTCTGGCACACGAGTGGCAGGCCATGCCACGTGCGTTATAGACCCATTGTACTCCATAGTTATTACCATTTCCGTGTGCAATATCACTATCTTGAATAGTTCCGTCTACTAAACTGTCATTGTCTACTTTTTTATAACTTGCATATGTTGCCATTTATTTTTTCCTATGCGTATGTAATTCTGACCATGCCTGATCCACCCATATTGCCGCCGGCACAACATTTTGCCCAATTGCCGCAATATGAACTTTGTCCTGTTTGACCGCCACCTGCTGGCCAATTTGTATAGCAAGCACAGTTACACCATGCTTCTGCGTTTGCTCCTGCTGTATGCTTACCAACAAAAGGTGCAACTCCACTCATACCCCAGTCACCCGATTTACATTGACAACCACCGTGACCACCGGATACTCCAGTTGAGCCCATAATACCAAAATCTGCACCAAAAATGCCACAAATATTACAGTTAGCACATGTTTGTGTGTGTCTTGGTCCCCATGCGTCGCCATTACACATCCAGCCAGGGCAACCGCCTGTTGTGCAGAAGTTACTTAAATTATATCCGTTTACATATGAACGGCAACCCATGCCTGCTGTACATGTGTGTGACTTTGAACAAGGCCAAGTTCCTCCAGCACATACTTGATACTGACAACCTGGACATGTACTAATTGTTTTAACAGCATAGTTCCCGCCGCTACCACCTGCGGAGTGCATACAATAGTTACAGCAAGTAGAACCTGCTCCTGCACCGCCTCCACTCCAAATTTCAAAAGTTACCTTTGATGCTCCATCTGGTACACACCAATAGCAACATCTACCATTTGCTTGTTCACAGCAGTCGCCGGCGTCAGCACAGTGTTGACAAGCCATGCCACGAGTATTGTATACCCATAATACATTATACTTGTTACCGGCTTGCGGTCCTAATTTCTCAGCTGTAATAGCATTATCGCTAAAGTTATCTGCTGTTAAAGTTTTATAACTTGCATATGTTGCCATTTATCTTTTCCTATACATAAGTAATTTTTACAATTCCGGAGCCGCCTTGTCCGGAGCCACCTGCACAACATTTTGCCCAATTGTCGCAATAACTAGATGTTCCGGGCGTTCCTCCGCCTGCTGGCCAATTAACGTGACAACCGCAAGCACACCATGCTTCGTTGGTCATTGTTGCTAAATGCATACCAATACCTGCAGCTGCGCCCGTCCAGCTTGTTTGTCCGTGACATCTACAAGTAGTAGTACCTGCTTTAATACCAGCACTACCAGACATTCCAAAATCTGCACCAAAGATGCCACAAATTCTACAGTTAGCACAGTTTGATACAGCGTGTCTTTGACCCCAAGCGTCTCCGTTACACATCCATCCGCCGCAGCCTCCGTCAGTGCAAAAATTAGATAAGTTATGTCCATTTACGTATGACTTACATCCCATACCTGCTGTACATGTGTGTGATTTACCACAAGGCCAACTACCACCTGCACATACTTGATACTGACAACCAGGAGTGGTATCAACGGTTTTAATGGCATAGTTTCCGCCAAATCCACCAACTGCAAAACTACAATTGTTACAACATGTGTGTCCGGGGCCACCACCGCCTCCACTCCATATTTCAAAAGTTACTTTATATACATTGTCAGGTACACACCAATAGCAACATCTACCATTTGCTTGTTCACAACAACCACTTTGTCTGGCGCATTGTTGACAAGCCATGCCACGTGTGTTATAGACCCATTGTACTCTACGACAAGCACCGGCACCTGCAGCTAATTTATCCGAGGTAATAGTGCCTTCTGGAATACCGTCTGATGTTATTTTTTTATAACTTGCATATGATGCCATTCTATAGTTCCTTAAATATTATACAGCAAAGATACGCCAGCCGTATGTGTCACCTGAATAAACTAAATCAAATGATGCGCCTTCTGAATCAACAGTCATATCAGCAGCATCGCCTTGAATTAGATTAGAGTTTCTACCTATTGTTAGTGCGTTAGAATCAAACGTTTTACGAATGTCATAAAACCTAACAATATCGCCCATAGACGGTGAAGCAGGAAGCGTAATTGTAAACGCACCACTGTTTGTATCAACAAACAACTGTTCTCCTGAATTAGCATTATACGCGGTTGTAACCATTTTACCGTTCAATACTCCCACAGGTATCCAAGCAGTTCCATTATATAGTTCTAATACGTTAATTTCTGTGTTAAAACGTATAGATCCTGCTCCAGCATCTTCAGTTCGCTGTGCTGTATTACCAAAAGGAACAGTTAACCCTGGTGAACCGATTGAAATTCTTCTACCCATAGTATTTTCCTATCCTTATGCCGCTGGTACGGCTGTTTCAATTCCCATAACTACTGCTGTTACACTAGTTTGAGACGATCTAACTATGATCTTTTTTGTTGCGTCTACAACAATACCAGTTCTTTCAAGCACGCCGTTTGGGCCGATTGATGTATCATACTCTAGATAATCTGCCGCTCCCGGAGTGTCTGTTGTTGATACTGCCAGTCTTACGTTTGATGTGTTACTTCCTCTATTACAGAAAGAAACAGTAACAACGCTATAAGTGTCTGCTGGAACAGTATACGCTGTAGTGTCTGTTGCTGCACTTAGATCGTTTGATCCTAAAATTCCTGATGCCATTTTTCTATTACTCCTATCGTTAGTATTTAGCCATTAAGTCTTGCTTGTCATAAAGTATGCAAACGCGACCGGTGATCCTGATACTCCACCGTTAAAATTCATACCAGTTGTAACAGTAATTGGCGAATTATCAGTTGTACTAATTGTATTTCCTGTAATATTTATTTTACCTGCTGTTACAGCGTTAACGTTCAGAGAACTACTTCCTCCACCAATTTGTGAATTAATGTAAGTAATAATTGCTCTTTGCGTTGGAACAACGTTATCTGAATTTGCACTCATTGTACCATCAGTACTAAATTCATTAATAACTGCTCCGCCTTGTCCTAGACCAACTGCGCCTAGTGACAATTCTTGTAGTCCTGCAAGACTGAATGCACTTGTATTCAAACTTGCTGAACCTGTTGATTGCTCAACGTTAAACAATCTACCAACTCGGAAGTTACCGTCTTGGTCAGTTGATGTGTAGAACACTCGTCCGCCACCAAATTCTTTTACTTCGTCATTTGGATCATTCGCATATTGCGGTGTACCCGGATAGTTTGTTTCTGTAAAGTTACCTGTACCGATATCAAGGAAATCGTGTCCCGTTAATCGTACTTGGCTATATCTTCTTCTAATAGTAATATTAGTACCATGTTCAGGTGCTGTTTCGATACCAAGATCTGGAGATACCTGTAAATTAGCTGTATAGTTTCCTGGACTACCTAGCAATTCTCTAACAAATACAACTTTAAAGAATCTATCATCGCCGTCTAGTTGTAGATTTGCACCTTCAGTTGGAATATCGCTCATTCCGTATACGTTTAAGAAGTTTGCTGATTGATAGCTATCTGCATAGCCGTCGCCGTCTACAGTAGCACTTGCTGTTTCAAAGTCTGTTCCTCTAGCTGACCATGTTGGCTGTGTTAGCACACCGTCACCTACTCTAACTTCGTAAGGTACAGTTAGCGTCTCACTTGGATCTGTAATTGTTAGTGTTGGAAGTGTAACATTACTATAACCCGAACCTGGATTTACAATATAAAATTGTGTAATTCTTTCATCTGCCACTTCTGCTCTAACAAATGCGCCAGAACCACTTTCACTAACTACTTCAACTCTAGGTTCAATAGTGTATGCTGTAGTTGCGTCAAGAGTTGTTTCTACTGAATTACTATGGTGGAAATTATCCCAACCAGCTGATAGATCAGATTCTTTAGCAATGCTAGCAACTTTTGTGCCCGAGTTGTATGCTGTAATAATACCATATTGACCTGCGCCTGTACCTGCTGTAATTACAATTCTCATACCAATATATTTGGTATTGTTAGCAGTTTCAGTATTTGACAATGTGATAGAATCAACTCCGCCGCCCTGTGCTGTGTTCGAAGCGGTAGTATATCCTCTACCACCTTGTGTATCAGGATCGTTAAGTGTTCCATCACTATCAGTATCGTTTTCACTAAATGTTGACCCGTCATCTGGGTTGCGAAGTCTAACTTCAAAAATACCGCCGTTAACAACATTTGCAGAATCAACTACTGCACCAAATCCATTACCACTAATGGTGTAAGTTGCTGTAGAATAGTTATTACCAGCATTAGTGTATTCTAGATGTATAATTTCACTACCGTCAGTTAATCCTCTACCAACTTGTGCTTCTAACTTTCTGTTGTTTACACCACCAGTAACAGGTATTTCAGTAACATCAATAAACTCAGACACAGCACCGTGATCACCGTATGAACAGTTACCGTTAGTACCACGAATCTTGCCGCCGTTTTCTGCAAGATAGCCGATGTGTCCGTAGTACGAGAATATAGATACAAGTTCTGCTCTACCTAAGTTGGTTATCCATGCACCAATACCGTCACTTAAAATTTGCGTAAAGTCGTTAGCAACAATTGAATCGTTGCCGCCATTGTGTATTGCACCGTCAACTTTTAATCCTACACATGCTGTACCAAAAGTTGATACGCCTTGCACATAAGGTGATCGTGTTAAAATCCAAACACGGTCATCGTCTGGACCCCAGCCTGGATCAAGTGAACAATATGCACCCGCTGACGGACGTCTTGTTCCGTATTCGTTAGGCGAACCTAGTGTTCCTGATAACCCGCCTAATGTTTGATTTCTAATACCAGTTGCATCTCGTAACAAATACATATTTTCTAGTGTCGATCCATTAACACTATTACCGTATATATGGCCTGCCATTAATGTGGCATAGTTACTACCTTCACTTACTCCGTAAATTAAATCATAAATGAATGCGTCTACATAATGTTTAACATCTTTTTCACAAGCTACTGTGTCAAAGCTATAAGCAGGGAAGTTGTCTTCAATATATTTTGTAACATCTCTTGCCATATAGTCTTTGTTTAGCATCAACAATCTTGCTGCTGCAAATTTGTCTTCATCATCGACTCTTTCATTACGTCCTCTAAATCTTGGAGCTGTTGAATCACCCGAAGCGCCATTAACTTCATAATCTATTTTGTCATATAGCTCTTGGCATAGGTCACTAAGAATTGTACCAACTGCCGTTGTACTAAGAGGATTAGAATCGTCTTGTGTTAGCGTATTACCAGTTTGTTCTGTTACGTCGTTACCTTCAACAATATCACTAATAATGCTCTTTAGATGTAGAATGCCTGCCAAACTATAAGTTGTATCACCAGAATCTGTTACAGACCCTGCTGGCTCTACTCTAGTTGAACGAAGTTCATCGCCTACAACAGCTACTCTTTCTGGTACTCTAATTGGAAGTACTTCTCTATATGTACCGGTTTTAACAAAAACAACTTTGTGATTTTTTACTTCAGTTGGCAATGTATATCCGCCACCTAATGTAATTGCATTTGTAATTACTTCCATATTAGCTGTAAGCTCAGTCAACGCATTTGATTCTTCTGGTTTTGTTGTGTCTTTAATTTGCAAGTAACGATCATTTGCTGCAACACTATCCAGTGCTTGGTAATCAGCTGGAGGAGTAGCATTATCTAAAACATCTTCAATAAGATCGATTACAAAGTTTAATGCAGCAACGTTCTGTGTTTCTGAGCCTATATCAAAAAAGTCACCATCTTCTTGATCTTTAATTGCTTGTGCAACTCTACGAGTTTCAACATTACCGCCGCGTTTTAGATCTATAATTAATGCGTCTGTTGCAAATCCAGCTAATCTTTCAAATTTAGCTTCATTGAAACTAAATCCAATAAAGAACGGATCGGTTTGTGTAATAATTTGTCTCTTAGCCCATTTTGCTGTTTCAAATGCAATAAACGTTCTATTAACTTCTAATAGATATGCAGCATTAGGATTTTTAGGACCTTTTTCTATTTCTTCACACGCATAGCGGATCGTCTTCCAAGGTCTGTCTAAATTTGAACCATTTGTTGGATACGGAGTGTCGGTGCCATTTGTAGCTACATAGTAAACATCTGGTGTAGAAGAAAAGTCCTTCCACTCAGGAATACCGGTGCTTGCAACACTTAGTACTTGGCCTTCTGCGCCAATTGGCAATCTAGCTGGTCCTGAGCCACTATAGTAAAGTATGTCGCCTTCGGTTGTTAGTGCGCTTTCTTCAGCACCACTTGCTAAGTTGTTCCAAAACTCACCCAATGAATCATTATCTGGACGATTGGCGGTTTCTGAAGTATGTGCGTCAACACAAACATAACTAATCAATCCATAACGTACAGCATCACCTGCATCATATAATGTAGCTGTTGTCCAAGTATCTTTCCATTCAATACCTTGGTTTAATCTTGACCAGTAATTAGCATTTGGTGGACGCTGATTTTGGTGATCAGCTGTACACAAATAAGTATATCCGCCCAATCTTACTACATCGCCAATTCTATAGTCTTGATCGGTAGAATCTTCTCCCCAGTCTCCTCTAAGATTAAAGCCTGATGTAACTAATTCCCATTTTGAACTACCTGGAGGAAGTTCAGAAAAAACGTTGTCATTAGCAACATATTGGTTACCACCGTATGTTACAAAATCACCTGGTTGATATCTTTCGTATCCTGACCAAGTATTTTCAAACTCTAGTCCTGGAACAAATTTATCCCAATTAGCAATATCAGCTTGTAGCGTACCTAGCTGAGAATCTGGATTGGTTGCTACTGAGGTATGTGCTGCTGTTGCAATCCAAAGTGTTGCACCATAAAGAGCAACATCGTTTACTTTATAACGTGTAGAATTTGTCCATTCGCCCTTATATTCAAAACCTCTGTTTAAATAATCCCATTTTCCTTGATCGTCTTCAAGGCCAAGTGCTTCGGTTGCGGCAGATGTGTGTCCGGTATTACAAACATACAGTGTTCCGCCGTATTTTATAATATCATTAACTTTGTATCTTGTAGAAGTAGCCCAATTTTGTTTCCAGTCCTGGCCCTCGGAGAATAGATCCCATTTGAGAATATCAGCTTCTAACCCTAATGCATCGGTAGCTGCTGCTGTATGACCAGTATTACAAAGATAAATGTTTCCGCCGTACTTAACCAAGTCGTTTGCTTTATAAACTGTAGCTGCAGTCCAAACATCTTTCCAGTCAATCGAAGTAGCAAATTGATCCCATTTGGCTTGATCGTCTTCAAGAACTGTTTGAGCCGAATGACCAGTATTACAAATATAAATAATACCACCATATCGTACGATATCATTTTCTTTATAAAAAGTTTCTGTAGTCCAGTCTGCTTTCCATTCAGTACCGTCACTAAATTTATTCCAGTGGTCTTCGTCATTGTAGAAATTAGAACTTGATGTGTGTCCTTGAACTGCTACATAGGTTCTGCCACCGTACCTAATAACATCATCTTTTAAATATTCGGTAGAAGCAACCCATGCATCTTTCCAAATAAATCTAATTCTACCGAGTTTAAATTCTGCCATTTTTTGCTCCGTTCTTGGTATTATACATATTTATCATCATCCGTTAAACTCGTCGCGTTCCATTCTACCACCTAAAAACATATTAAGTGCTTGTAAGCCGCCGCCGAGTGGTCCGTTAACAATAAACAATGGGTCAACTTGTGTCATTGCTTCTGCATTGTTTGATCCAGCTGTGTTTGACATGTTGTTGTCTTCTATTACTACCTGACCTGCTGTAAGTTGGTTAGTAAATAGATTTGATCCACCACCTGTGAATCTGTTTTCAATATATAATTTTAATGCTTGCATTGTTGGGATAATATTATCGCTGTTAGCAACAAACGTATTATCAGTACTAAATTCTCTAATAACAGCCTGTGTTCCGCCGACTCTAATGCCGCCTAGTCTAAGTTCGTCTAAGCCGTCTAAGTCAAAGAAATCAGCACTTAGAGTAACACCGCCCTGTGCTTGAGATACTCTAAACAATTCGCCAACACGATAGTTACCATCTTGGTCACTTGCTGTGTAAAACACTCGTCCGCCGTTTGATTCAACAACTTCGTTTGCTTGTACAGTATCGTTAGCAGCCGTTTGACCTTCAACATATAGTGCCGGATAGTTTGTATCTCCAAAGTTACCTGTACCAATGTCAAGGAAATCGTGTCCAGTAATTCTAACTTGTGAATATCTTTCACGTATAGTAGCTGTTGTATTATGTATTGGTGCGTTTGTTCTACCTATTACCGGCGATATTTGGAAAGTAATACTAATGTTTGGAGCTGTACCTTGCTCAGTGTTCACTTTAACTAATCTATAAATTGTGCTATCGCCTTCAAACCTAACGTTAGCGCCTGGTCCTGGAACTAGACTTAATCCATTGAGTTTCATAGTATTACCAATTTGTAATTCTTCTCCAAATCCATCTCCAGAAATTGTTACAATTGCACTTTGATACCCAGTTCCTCGATTATAATAAATCGGTTGCGGTAAAACTCCGCTGTTAATATCAACTGTAAAGTATGGTTCGCCGAACTCTTCAGGATCTTCAATTGTTACTGTGGGATCTACTACATATCCTGAACCAGGATCATAAATTTTAAATAACGATAATCTTCCGTTAGTTACTTCGACCCTAGCAAATGCCTTTGCTCCGCCAGTAATAAGACTACCAGTAGTTGATTGTTCATTTAAACACACAAAGGATGGAACACCTGCATTAACTCCACCTGCAATACCAGTAGAGTTATTATTAGTAGGTCTAATTTTCCAATAATATCCGTTGTCCGAACTTAGCGTAGTTCCTGTCGCACTTACAGCTACAAACACACCTTGAGAATATCCAACTCTCCAATCTTCTCTACCTGAGTCGCCAACAAGTCCTGAATCACTCCAACTAGTTCCGTTCGAACTGTATATAATTCTATCTGAATTATCCATTGCTGCAACCCAGCAATTGTTACCAAAAATTATGTCTGAATATACTTCTGGACTTGATGGTGTAACCGCTGCTCCCGTAGACCAAGTAGAACCATTGTCTGTAGATATAACTGTGGTTCCGTCTTCGGCTAATGCAATCCATTTTCCTGCACCGTATGCAAGTCCGACCCAGTCAGTGCTGCTAGCACCTGTTGCTACTGTTGCCCAATTACTGTTTGGTACTACTGTTGAATCTTCTGCTGTAGTTAGTGTGTTAATATATATATTTGCATCGCCGGTAGCAATAGCCATAATCTTATCATTGTTTTCTCCACCAATTGCAACTTTTTTCCAAGTTGTTGATAATGGCAATGTTGAGTGATCAAACGATATACCGTCATTCGAAAATACAAGACGATCAGATCCGTCAGCAACCGCTGCCATTACAGGTCCATTTTTAGCAAATGAAACATAACTTAATCCGTAATCTGTATCTCTTTCAGTCCAAACGCTAGTGTCTGACGAAACATAAAAACTAGATACACCTGTAGGAGCATAATACCATTGGCCCAAACTATCACTGTATCCGATATCGTGTGCGCCTAACTGTACTGGACGATCTGCTTTTGCAAATGTTGGTTCTGAAATTGTAACTCTAGGCTCATAATCGTAAACGGTAGTAGGATCAAGATTAGTAGCATTTACTTTACCCGGAACAATATTGTCCCATCCAGGTTGATCATCTGAATCTCTATAAACTGTTGCAACCTTAGTTACTTCGTTGTAGCTTTGAATATATCCATACTGGCCGGCACCTAGTCCTTCCTTAATTAGAATTCTCATTCCTAATAACTGAGCTTCCGTTCTTACTTCTGATGCAGCTAACGTAATACTACTTAAATCTCCGTCTTGAGCTGTGTTAGAGAACGATTTAAATCCTTCTCCGCCTACGTTTGTACTATCGTCTGGTAAGGCTAAATCAATTTTTGAAAGAGCATTGACTCTAATTTCTTCAAAGCGCATATCAAGATCAGTACCCGATGCTTGACTAACTGTAGAAGATGCTGTAGTATATTGTTGTCCAGTATTTTTGTATGCAAGAGCTAAAATTTGCGAACCAGTACTAAACACTTCATCTATATTTGCTTCTCCACTTTGGTTATCTACAGTTGCAGTTTGTGGCGTCTCAGTACTATCAAATCCTTCTGAAACACTACCAAATTTTCCGTATGAGTTGTTACCATTTGCTGAACGTAGAATACCACCGTTTTCAGCTAAGTATCCAATGTGGCAATAATAAGTGAATACAGAAACAAGTTCTGAACGCCCTCTATTTGTTGCCCAATATCCAATTCCGTCACTAATTACTTGTGTAAAATCGTTAGCAACAATTGATCTGTTACCACCGTTATGTAATGCACCGTCAATTTTCATACCAACGCAATTTTCACCAATTGCTGTTACACCCTGTACATACGTTGATTTACTTGAAACCCAAACACTTTGATCATCAGGGCCTGTTCCTGGATCTAGAGACACAAACGCATTTCCTGGAATAGGTCTTGCTGTTCCGTAATCATTGTTTCCGCCTAATGTACCTGTTAGATCCTTAAATGTTAAATTTCTAATACCGCATCCGTTTCTAACATAAAACATATCTCGTCTATTATTATCATCTGGTATTGAAAGAGGTTCTGGATTAGGATCTGCAACAGTTCTTTCGCCTAGTACAACATCACGTTGTGCATCAGCAGGTCTAACAGTAGTTGATCTTAACTCCGATCCAACTAATGCTACTTTACTAGGAATACTAATAGGTAATAATTCTGCAAAGTCTCCAGCCATTACTTTTACTGTAGCTCCGTCACCTACTCGATTGATTTCATCTTCTAGCAAATAATTCATTGCAAATCTAATAGTTCTAAATGGTGCGTTTAGCGTACCGCCTTGTGACTTGTCGTCGATACCATTTCTAGAAACATAAAAAACATTTTCTATTAGATCTAAACTATCCCATGTTGGCATCCCATTCGTTGATCTAATTACTTGCCCTGTAGTACCAATAGCTAAACGTTGTGTATCAATAGCGGTAGAATCTTGGTCTTCGAAAGTTTTAAGATCTCCTAACTTTGCAAGTTTATTAGTACGTGTGCCTAAGATCATAATTTTCCAATAATTTTGATCTGGTTGTTCAACGTCAAGATCTGGTCTAGATGCAGATTCTGTTGATCTATGATAGGTCAAACATACGTATGATGTGCCTTGCCATGTAACAATATCTCCTTCAAAATATTCCTGATCGTCTTCCCACGTATTTTTAAACTGTCTACCATCGATAACTTTTTCCCAATATGAAGGATATTGATCTGGTTGGAGATTAGTATTGTCTTGAATGGCAATATATAAACTACCACTATGTCTAACAAGATCACCAGTGCGATAATCTAAAAAGCTACTTGTTCCGTCTTCGCCGTTCCAGTCGTCTCTAAACTTGTAACCTTCAAATGTTAAGTTCCAATCTAAAGAATTTTGACTAGGAGGAAGTGCTACGTTAAAACTAAGTGATTTATAAATGTAACCGCCGTATAATACTAGATCATTTGGTTGATAATAAACATTATCTGCCCAAGTATTTTCGTATTCTGATCCAGGCAAATATGTAGTCCATTTGCTTGTTCCGTAATCTGTATTAAATCCTTCATCACCTTCTGTTGAAGTGTGCCCAGCTAGGCACTTCATTAGGTTGCCGCCGCGTTTTACAATATCATTTTTCTTATATCTATATGCTTCTTGCCATTCGCCAGTAACAGTATCATCGTCTAAAATTCTAGTTACGTACTCGATACCGTCAATTTGTATTTCCCACTTAGATTGATCTTCTTCGAGACCTAATTCAGGGTTATCAGCCGAGGTATGACCAGTGATACACTTATAAACAATACCGCCATATTTTACAATATCATTTTCACGATAACGTGTACCAATTGACCAAGTAGCTTTCCATGTGTCACTATCTGACAATACAGTCCAGTCGTTTTGATTAGCTTCGAGACCAAGTGCTGTTGTTGCGGCTGAAACGTGCTGTGCTGTTGCTTTGTAAACTTTACCGTTATATCTTACAAGATCGTTAATTCTATAAAGTGTATTAATGGTCCAGTTATATTTCCAATCTGCTGACGAAACAGCAACTAGTTTCCATTTTCCGATGTCAGCAACTAGACCGTCTGTTCCTGAAACAAAGGTTGCAGAAGAGGTATGTGATTCAGTACACTCATATACACTAGCACCATATTTTACAATATTACCAACAGCATATATTGTGCTAACTGTCCAGTCTCCTAACCAAACTTTACCTTCAGATTGCTTTTTCCATTTTGGACTTGCAGGCGTAACATCGGTGCCTGCTAAATCATTATAAAATGTAGCACCTGTGTGAGTTCGTAGGCATACATAGGTAAAACCTTTGTATGAAACCATATCGTCAATGATATAATCGTTTCCTCCGGACCATTCGCCCTTCCAATTAAATCTGATTCTACTTAGTTTAAATTCTGCCATTTTTTCAACCTTTTACGTATTTATTATACTCCTGCTGGGTAAGTATAACCTTCGTTTATTCTTGCAACTAAGTTGCCGCTATCATCAATATAATAATTAATGTTTCTATTATCCCATTTAAACTGTTCATAATTTAAATTTGGATATAATCTTTTGTGATTAACATCTCTACCTTCAAAAAAGTCTTCACCTTGTACAAAGTCTTCATAATTGTCAGTAGGATCACCTTCTAAATTTATTTGCACACTGTCATTACTTTGTAATTGATCTACTTTTGCAATGAAAAGATCTCCGTCGTCTGTTCTACGTAGCCCATAAAAGTATCTTGCATCGGTTTGGTTAACCAATTCTGCAATACTTTGCCCCATGAAATTTCCATCTGCCATTATACAATCTCCACAATACTTAGAATAACATCAACTGCTGATGTGTTGTCTGATGTTACATACAAAACGTTATTTGCATCTAAAACAATTTTTTCGCCCTTGCCGATAGGTTTTAAACTAGTGTTTGGCGGAATAGGCATATCTTTAACCATTACGCCAATATTACTTCCTTCGTCGCCAATTTCAATAGTAGTGTTTACCATTCCATCTGTAAGATTAGCAATATTCATCCCTATAACAGTTGTACTAGTAGCCGGAGGAACAGTGTAGACTGCTACACGTTCTGTACCTATTTCTTTTCCAATAACATTTTTAAAATTAGTTGCCATGTTTCTTTTCCTATATTGTCAATGCAAGTTTAATAGCAATATCTTCTGCATCATTAAATGTAACAGCACCTGTTGCACCCGCTACTGACACCCAGTTGTTTGAAATATCATAAATTTCAACTCTATCTTCAACGCTGTTATATCTCATCATTCCAGTTTCTGGAGTAGGATGTCTGTTTGCATTTGTTCCTACAGGAATAACAAATCCGCCATTACCTTCGACTTTAAAATAACCTGTTCCACTTTGTTTGAGTGTTGTAACAGCGCCGTCTACAATATTAGTTATCTGATTTCCGTTAAAACTAAAGTTTTCAACACTAACATAACCGTTGCCGTTTGCTCTTAAAATTAAATCTTCGTTTGTAGTAATTGTTTCTAAAACATTTCCACTTATTGCAATATCGTCAACTTCTAGCCTTTGAATATCAAATCTTTGCGCTGTTACGTCAGCAACAAGTGATCCACCTGCATAAAATCTTAGAGTATCATCGTCTGCGCCAGGTGTTAGTTCAGGAGTAATATATGTATCGCGATCTTCGTCAAATACTCCACCTAACTGAATCCATTGTCCGTCATATGCTTCAAAAACATTTGCATCAGTATTATAACGAATCATACCTGTGTCTGGGGATCCAGGACGTTCTGCTGTAGAACCTTTTGGTAATATAACAGCACCGGTACTGTCGACTACTACAGTTTCACTACTAGGATCAAGAACAATATCTCCTGAATTATTAGCAATAATATTATTACTAAAATCTAGATCATCAATTATAATGGATCCTGTTCCGTTAGCTGTAAAATTAATGTTTCCATTACTTGCATCAGTTGTAATAGTGTCGTTATCAATTATGATATCATCTATTACAGCTCGACCAACATTAAGTTCTGACCAAGCGAGTGTAGTTGTACCAAGATCATAAGTATTATCTGCTGCAGGAATAATATCACTGTCAATTTGTGCATTTATTTGAATAGTATCAGTGTCTTCGTCGCCTAGTGTAATGTTTCCGCCAACAGTAACATTTCCTGCTACATCTAAGTTGCCAGTAATATTAACATCGTCTAATAAATTAATTGTTCCTGCGGAACTGTTAATATTAATATCGCCACTAGTACTACTAATAGTATTTCCACTAATTCTAATATTGCCCGCTTCGACCTTTGTTCCGTCAATTATTGTAGTGTTTACACCGTCAGTAAATGTAATACCTTGGTTGTTATTAAACAAAAATTCAGCATTAGTAAATGTTACTTCGCCTGTTTGTTGATTAATTCTAAATAAATCTCCTACACGAAAATCACCTTTATGGTCTACTGTGCTAAAATAAATGTTTGCATCATTAAGTGCAACAACTTCATCCTCTTGATCAACTAATGTATCATCATTTGTAACATCTTTACCTGTTCCAATATATGCAAGATTCATTCCAATTGCATATACTACACATCCCGGTCCGTCACCGTATATTCCGTAATTTCCATATACGCTTGCACTTGCAATGCTTCTAATTTCGCCGCCGAAATCACTCTGATCAATAAGAGTTAATGCTGTTGCTGTGCCGCCGCCGCTAAATTCAATGTCTTGAATAAACGTGTCGTCGTCGATAATAATTTGTGATCCATCATCTCCGTCAAAGGATAATTTTAAAACTGTATATTGATCAACTGCGGTGGCGGCAGATGGAGCTGTAAATGCTGTTGAAACTCCTATACCTTTTCTAACACGAAAATCATCAATTCTTCCAGCCCACGGATCGGTTGTAGTATATGTTCCGCCTATTGATAAAGGTTTTGTTGTTCCTAAGTCTGTGCTGTCTGTAGCTGTTGCTTCGAGTGACCCGTCAACAAATAGTCTAATATCAGTACCAACTCTAGATACCATAATATGATAAAAAGTTGTATTAACAAGTGTTATTGCTGGTGCAAGAATAATAGTATTACCAATTGCTACTTTAGGTGCCGTGTCTACTGTGTATAATCTTAATGCATTATCTGTATCAGATCCTGCTCTAAAATCAAACATTGTTTCAGTACCTAAGTCGTCACTGATATAAATCCATCCTTCAACACTAAAGTCTCCAGTGCCAAAACCAAAATCTGTTGAAGTAGTTGTTGTAAACTTGTCGCCAATACCATCAAATAATGCAATTCCTGTTCCGTACTTAACAGGAGAACTTGTAACAGTTTGTGCATTGCCCACCGCTGTAATTGTTTTTCTTGCTCTACTCAAAGGCTTAATAAATCCAGTAGCTTTACCGTCGATAATAACAGTGTCAGTATCAACGCTTTCAATGGTTGATTGAGCAAGTTGTGTTCCATCTGCGTCGCTAAGTGTAATAGTTTCTCCTGCTACTGGAGCACTTCCGCTTAACCCGCTGTATTTAATTTTTGTTTTACCATCGCTTTTTAAGCCTGTAGATCCATCGACAATATCGATACCTTTATCTGCAAAATATGTAAAACAGTTTAACCATTCTACTCTACCGCCGTTAGTAACACGCAGTCCACTAGCATTTGGTGTAATAAATGTTACACTATGGAAAAGCATTGATGCTTCTCTAGAACTTTCGTCTGCAATTGCACCGTCTACTAATGCACCGCGGCCAGCATCGCCAGCATCGAATCCTCTAGGATCTTGGGTAGTTAGTGTTGTTCCTTTTGTTATAACGCTAACGTCTCTAATATAAGGACTTCTTTGATATATTCTTACGTTGTTTACAAAACGGAATGCATATCCCGTGTCTGCTCCGCTATTATAATAAAAATCTTTAACAGTTATGTTCTCAACGGCTGTATCGCCGTTTAATAAAAACGCATCGTTACTTTGTGTTCCGCTAGTAGGAGAAACTGATACTGATCGTATACCGTGTCCTTTAACTGTAACTCCTAATGGCACTGTTAACGGAAACGCTTCTTGATATTCGCCCGGGTAAACATAGACAGTGTCGCCGTTACCTGCTAGTTCTAAAGCTCGTGCAATTGTTCTTACTGGATCTTGAGGATGGTCTCCTGACTGACCATCGTCGCCGTTGGTTGCGACATAATATAAATTACCCGGAGTACTAATTAGATCAATACTACCAAAATCAAGATCGTTAGTTGTTAATGTGTTTGTTGTAACGTTGGCAAAATTACCAGTTGCCCAGCGTTTGCTTTCAGTTCCGATGTTATACGTATTATCTATATCGGGCATAATATCACTAGCAATGTCTGCATTAATAAAGATATTATCAGTATCATCGTCACCGATTGTAATATTTCCATCGGCGCTAATATTGCCGGTTGCATGTAAGTTTCCATTAACTGTTGTGTTACCAACAATATTAACTTCACCAGTACCATTGGCTCTAATAAACAAATCGCTATTTGTATTAGTATTTTCTAAGAAGTTGTTATTAATTTCTAAATCGCCAATTAATACTCTATTACCAACAATAGTATTATCAGCTGTTGCTATTGAAAATTCTTGAGCGGTTGTTTCGATTGAATTACTATCTCCGTCAATTGTAACATTTCCAATTGTAAAGACGTTGTTTGTAATTTCTAAGTCTGTTACACGGGCGATTCCGTTAACATCAAGTGCATACTGAGGATTGGTTGTTTTTACTCCGATCCGACGGTTATTAACATCTAGATATAAAAGGTCTGTCTCAAAGGCTAAATCCGTCCCGTTTCTCAGGAGGTTTTCCTTTAAGAGAGGACCCGATATGCGACCAATTGCCATCTTCTCTCCTCAATACGGGGATCCCGTCCCTCTAGCCTAAGTTTTCAGCTTTCGCTCTTTGCTGGCTAACCACAGTTTGGACCTGCGAACTTTATTGGTCTTGTCCGCATTAATATTATTTATCCGTATTAAGAAATTAGTCGAGGATAAGGTTGAATATGTAAGCTAATTCTTCAACATCAGATGCTTCAATACTTTCAACTTCGCCCGCCGCGTTAATCCAACTAGTTCCGTTCCAAGCTTCAACATACTCTAGTTGAGTATTGTAACGAGTGTGTCCAATTTCTGGTGTTGATGGACGCTCTGCTGTATTACCTTGCGGAATTACCATGCCGCTTGGATTATCGATCTTTAAATACGCTTGTCTGTTGCTGTTAGTAAGCGAGAATGAAAATACTTGTGATACTGAATTTAATAAATCACTGTCTTGAAAATGAAGATCTTCAATTTTTGTATAACCAGTTCCGTTCGATCTTAAGATACTATTGCCGTCAGTGTCGTCTGCACTTACTACGTTTCCGTCGATACTAAATTGATGATTACTACTAAATCCTCCAGATTCTAAAAGGATTCCGTTTAGTGTATGATTATTTACTCCGCCAGTTACAAAATTAAATTGATTATTGCTAAGGTCTAAATATGTATCTCTATCAGTATCGTAAATCCCAGATAAAGAAACAGATCCGCCAGTTTCTACTCCTTCAAATGTATCAAACTCTGTGTTATATCTTATACCTGCACTAACTGATGGTCTTTGTACAGCATTTCCTTTAGGCAAGGTTAGCATGCCTGTTGCTGAAAAATCTAAATTTTCAGTAGGAGCAAATACAACGTCTCTAGGTGTACCACCTAAGTTATTTGTTACTTGTGTCCAATAATCTATAGAAGGACTATTAATAATTGGAAAATTATAAGTTGCATTTGTAATAATTGAATATCCTGCAGCATCTTGAGATTGAAGTAATCCAGTATTATATAAATCCCAAACAGACGTAATAGACCCAGCCCGCCATTCATTAGTACCAGCTTGACTTGAAATTAAGTAATAAAGATATTCATATACAAGATTTTCGTAGCTTAAACCGAGCGGGTCTGTGTACCAAGCAAACGGTGGATAATTATACCCTGGTTGTCCACCTGCTTGGAATCCACCTCGAGCAGCATCCATTGCTTCAGTTATAGTAGATCGTCGAGTAGTACTTAATGGAGTATATAATGAACACCATTTTGGAATTAATAAATCTTTAAGTATTTTTTCTTGTACTAGATTACGTTGACTACTTCCTCCGTCTTCTTGAAAATTATTCATTTCATTTTCTAACACACCAAATGATCTGTTTGGCTTAAATGATCCTAAAGTTGATGTAAGATTATTTTCGTCTGTACTGTCAGCGTACACTATAATTCCTGTTAGCCCATCTGAAAACTCTGCATATAACGTAGCATTGTCAGCAACACCGTCGTAATTGTTATCCAAGTAGCTACCTAATAAATTTGCAGCATGTTTAACAGCATCTTCACTTGCTAGTTCTGTTCCAAGTACAGGAATTCCAAGAACAGTAGTCCATTTAGGCAACACTGATCTCAACTCAGTATAAGAATTAAAAATACTAGGATATCCAGGATCTGTAGAATTGTATACTATAAATTCACCTTCAGGATCAAATTTACCTATAATTTTATTTTCTTTTATTTGTAAATTTTCAAAATTAGTAGTACCAGTGCCGTTGTTTAAAATATATAAATCTGCATTGGTTTCGTTAGTTCCAATAGATTCTGAACTAATAGTTACTGTGTCTATAGCAGAAGTTATAGAATATAAATTAGCCCATGTTTTTGTTTTTGATCCTAGTGTCAGTCCGTCTGAATCACCAGGCATAAAATCTTGACTAATAAATGTATTAAGATCAACAATGTCTGTAGGAGAATCACCAATTGCATTAATTGCACCGCCAACTGTGATATTTCCAGTTAATGATAAATTAGGAGCTACTACATCGCTTTGAAAGTTGATTGATCCTGCAGCATCAAAATCTATATTAGATGTAGTTGTTTCGATATTGTTTCCAGCAATTACAATATTACTTAATGTTATCTGTCCTGGCTCTAATGTAACAACATCATTACCTTGTCTAATTTGTACCCGTGTGTTGTCGGCAAAAATGCTTTCAACATCAAAACTTGTTCTTTCATTTTCGAGATCTACTAAAAAGTTATCCCCAACTCTAAAATTACCTCGTTGATCTTGAGAAGTATAATATACTGTTGCATTGTTTGTTTCAACTACTTCGTTGTCTTGATTTGTTAATGTATTATCGTTAGTAACATCTTTTCCTGCACCGATATATGCAAAATTATGGTTGATTAAATAAGCAATACAGTTTGCTCCGTCGGCTTCAATACCTTTATTGCCATAAACTGCTGCACTTGCTATACATCTTAATTCACAACCGTATTCAGTAGTACTGTCTGGTAGTAGTCGGCCGGTACCTTGTTGTAAATTTATTCCTCTATCTGCAAAATAACTAAAACTGTTAAGCCATTCTACTCTAACTCCACTACGTGCTGTAAGTGCATCAACACCAGGAGTAATAAATGTTACACTATGAAATAGCATACTAGCAGACCTACTGTTTTGTGCAACTACGCTACCGTCAACTAAGGCACCTTTTCCTGCATCGCCGCTTGCAAAACCTCTAGGATCACTCGCACTAATTGTTGAACCTTTTGTAATTACGCTGACATTTCTAATATACGGAGATCTGCCTGGTTCTTGTTCAAATATAGTTGTTGAAAAATCTTCTGCAAATCTAAATGCATATCCTGTATCATTGCTGCTATTATAATAAAACTCTTTAACAGTTAAATTTTCTATAGTAACATCGCTGTTTACTAAAAAACAATCATTACTTTGTGTTGCTGAAGTAGGTAAAATTTCAACTCCTCTAATACTATCTCCTTGGATAGTAACACCTTTCGGAACTGTTAGAGGAAAGTCTTCTTGATATGTGCCTGGATAGATATAAATTAAATCGCCGGACGTTGCAACACTAAGTGCTTTCTCAATAGTTGCATAAGGACCTCCTGGATTATTACCTTCGTTTGTGTCTGATCCATTGCCGTTTGATACAAAAATTATTCCAACGTCCTTAGTAAGCTCAATTCCTCTAAAGACAATCCCGCTAGCAGCAACTGAATCTGCTTTTAATTCATCAACAGCAATCCTAAAACCTTTAGCTGGTCCAGTACTGTCGTTATCTTTACCAATATGAAAAACATTATCTTGATCTGGTGTTAGATCGTTGTTAAATTCTGCGAAGAAACTTGCGGTGTCAGTACTGTCGTCACCGACGGTAATTGTTTCTCCTCCGTAAGTAATATTTCCTGTAGCATGTAAATTGCCATTAACGGTTAATGTATCGCCTGTTTGCAATTGTAATCTACGAGGTGCACTTCTTGGATAATATTTTTCAATGTACGCTTTAAATGCTTCTGGATTAGAATGTTCGCTAATAAGATTAGATGCAGGAAATGCTGTTCCACCAATAAATTGTGTATTCAGCTGTAATAGCTGTAATGCGTCATCTGCTTGTATATCGCCGTCACCGTCCCAGTCAAGTGCAGCTAATTCTTCAGCATTCCAAAGTCCTGATTGCGATAAAGACAGTGTATAGTCATACAGTCTATCCATATCATTTGGCGGTGAATCAGCACTAATTTTAGGACCTGGATCCCAATAATTACCGTAGTTGCCATTTGAATTCCATGCTTCCGTTTGCCCGTCAAATACTTCAGATTTAATTCCAACGTCGCCGTTTGTGACAATAGCTTTTAGTCCGTCGTCCCTGATAGCAAAATTATAGCTACCAATACCGTTTGTAACAATGTAGCCTTCCGGATGTGTTGATTGTAAAGTTACATCGCCAGTTCCTGTACTAATACCAGTTGTAGCAAGTGTAAAGTCGCCTACTTTTAAACTATTATTAAAAATTACATCAGGTTCTGATGTACCTGATGAAGCACGAAGTGTGCCATCTACAGTTAAGTTTCTTGGTGTAGTGGTGGTATTGACTCCAAGGGTATTATCTCGTTTAACAACAAGTAGATCATTGTCAAACTTAAGATCAGCTAACTCTCTTAATAAATTATCTTGTAATAACTGACCGCCGATTCTGGCGACTTGTGTTGGCATAGAGTTCCCCTCAAACTTACTACAGTATTTATTTACTTGTCGAAGTTATGCAGAACTTGAACAGGTTTTCCGGTTGGTACAGGAGTACCAAAAACAAGATAATAACCGTCAGCATAAGGGGAGTTTGGTCCGCCTAAATTTCCACTAGTACTTTGCTGAATTGTGTAGTTTGTAGTTGCTAACTGAAAAACGTTTTCAATAGTAACTAATATATTGTTTTCTGATATCGGTACTGGATAAAAAGAATCTCCTGAATCTAAAGGTCCAAAAGTAGTTTCTACACCGTCGCCATTGCCTAAATTTTGCTGAACAATAGTTGTTGGTTCTCTAAATCTAACAGGTTTCCATTCGCTATCTTGATAAACTTCAAAGTTAGTTACGTCAGTATTGTAACGTAACATACCTTCTTGAGGAGTAAACGGTCTATTTGCTTGAGATCCTTTAGGTATAATCATAGCTGAACTAGTATTCATGTCAATTAATCCAAGACTATCTACATTTACACCTTTAGTATCTGCATTTATACCTCTGGATGTTGTTTGTGCCTTTAAAAATCTCATTATACTTCCAAATAACTAATTGTGCAAACTAAATTTACTGGTGATTGGCTAGAAGCAACAATTGCATCTCCTGCTTCTAATACAATTTTTTCTGTATCAAATGTAAATGTGTCTGCTCCTGCAACTTTTAAATTATTTACAACTTGGTTAGCGTTGGGATCATCAGTACCTTTTGTTTGACCGCTCGGAACAAAGTGTAAATCAAATGTAGTATCATTTGATCCGCCAGTATCTTCTGATGCTGTATTACACACTAGTAATGTTGTAATAGCATATCTTTTTCCAGCAGGAACAGTTAAAAGTGTAGTATCTGCTAGATTAATTTTTCCGTTTGTGATTGCCATATTGTTTCCTTAAAATAACATACTAAAAAGCAATGATCTGTTAGTACTTATCAATTCGTCTTCGTAGTCATACTTGTTTTTGTACCAAACGCCAGTATTTCCTATATCAGGATCTTTTGCATAGATAGCAATATCTGTAGCACTTGACGCAAGCACGGTACTGTCATCAATAACTGGCATTCTTAATGCACTATCAATTTTAACAAAAGAAGATCCTTGACTGCTAAGTTCTAAGTCGCTGCCGCTAGTTGTTGTCGAAATTGTGTTATCTTGAAAAATAATACTTTCAATTTCTGTGCTGTTATTTCTAAACAATGCAACTTCGTTGCTATCAATTACAACTCTAAATGCACTTACTCCCCCGTCTAAACTTCCGTCAAATAAGTTAAGTGCAGAATCACCTCTTTCAATTGATTGAATTGTAATAGTTTGAATACCTGTTGTAATAGCATCGTCTACATATCGCTTGTTAGGAATATCATCGTCATCAGTGACTTGTTGTTCGTAATCGTTTGTTCCGCTAACACTGATAACACCAGTACTACTGTTAATTAAATATAAGTCTCCGCCACCGGTTGTAATTGAGTTTGTTTTAATTCCCAGTGTTGCATTTGCACCGTCCCTAAAGACAAAAGTGCCTGGTTTATTAGTTTGTGTTATCGGATCGTTATGTGTTATAGTTTCGTCAAAAACAATAAATGCGTCTTGTTCGGTCCCCCGATCAACTTGTAGTCCAGCAGTGTTTAATGTAACTCCTGCGCCTGTTTCTCCAAAGTTAACTGTGATAATATTATCTTCAATATTAAGAGTTTCGGAGTTAACAGTAGTTGTAGTACCTTGAACTTCGATATTTCCAGTAAACACAACTTTACCTACTTGGGCACCAGTATCAAGAGTGACTGTGTTACCCGAAGGTACTTTTACAGTATAATTTCCACTGTTTACATTTAAAATCTTTGACATAATGTTTCCTAAAAACGGGGGATTTCTCCCCCTTATATTAGATTGCTGTTAATACAATGTAATCGTTTGTACTATCGTTTTCTAATACCCAAGTATATCTGTTGCCTGAAAAGTCAGTTGCAACACGCTTTGTGATTTTTGCAATGTTAATTTCAGTGCCAGATGGTGTAGTTCCTGCTGGATAACCAAACAGTCTCATTTCTCCAGCGGCATTAGGTGTTGAATTCTGAAGTACACATGTAGTTGTACTTGTTGAATCTTTTAGGTTAGTTGTGTCTAAGTTAGCTTCCTGTGCTACAACAAAAGTTTTTGCTCCGCGTTGCTTTACAATGCCGCCATCTGTTCTTAATTGTGTGTCGTAAAATTCTACTCTTACACCAGTGTTGCTTGTTGCTTCACCAATTACGTTAACACCATTTATATCTTTTGCTAATGGTCTACCCATGATTATTTCTCCTTTGTTTAATCATTGCCGTTCTAGGGTCTACGCGGTGGATTTCCGCATAAGTCCTACTCTAAGGTAGGCTCCTATATGACAATAGTATTTATCATTATTACCAATCAAAAAAATAGGCCCCGAAGGGCCTATTTTACATTTAACATCAAACAGTTATTAGCTGAATGATACGTTTCCGTTAGTAATACCAACAAGACCTAAGTAGTCTGCTGCATTACCTAGTGAAGATGCTACGTTAGATAGCTCAACATAACCATAACGTGTCATAAATGATACGACTGGCTCAAATGTTGATGGATCTAGTACAACACCACTGCTCATCAATGGAATATAAGGAGCATAGAACGCAGGTGCGTCTGATTCGCTTGAACCCTTATAACCAACTAGAACGCCTGTGCTGTCAGCTGCATATGCATCAACGTATACTTTCATTGCATTGTTCAAAGTACCAACCATCTTAGTGTTAGTTGGAGCTTCAAAAGTGCCTTCAGTTGTACGTGCAAATGCTGAAGTTGTCGCAGACTGTAGGATTGTTAACGCAAATGGTGAAACCACCGCGTAGTTACCTGCACCACGACGTGTTCTAGCTGCAATGTTGTTTGCAACTTTGTTGATTTGAACAGCTAACGCCGCATGCTCGTCACCAACAAATGTAGCTGTACCAGAAACTGCTGCTTGATCATATGTTTCTTGATTTCCACCAGCTAGGCTGCGTAGAGATGATAGAATCTCTTGATCAATTTCAGCGGTAATTTCTTGTGCTAATGCTGCCATGATCTCAGCTTCGATGTCAATGCCCTGTTGAGCTTGTGCATCTTGAGCCGCTTCAAAAGTCCAGCGAGCTGATAGCTTTCTGGTTTTTGCTTCGACTGTTTGCTTTAAGATCTGGATGCTTAGACGCTTACCAGCTGTACCTTCAAGTGATGCTGTTGCATCAGCTTTGTCAGTAGAGCCACCGCCTGAATAACCAGCACCAATTTTAAATGGCGATAGTGCTTCTTCACCTGCAGTTACATCATCAAATGAATCTGCATAGCGTACTCTTAATGTGTGGATTTGACCCACTGGACCTGTCATTGGCTGAACACCAACCAACTCGTTTGCAATAACGGTCGGCATAACACGTCTAATTACCGGAAGGATAACACGATTTAATGTAGCAACATTACCTGCACTAGATGCACCTGCTGTTGCAGTCTCTGCTAAATACTTCTTTGTATTTTCTAGAGTAACACCCATTACTGATTTCTTATTGCCTTCAAGGCCTTCAAGAAGTGCAGTTTTTGTATCCTGCCAGCGACTCTCTAATAGTTCTGACATTGTTTTCTCCTTATTTCAATCCTGCAAGTCTTCTTAAATCTACTACGTTGTCCGATGTAGATTTGCTTGCATCTATGTCAATGTTTTCTTTGTTGCCTGTAATTGTTGTGCCTTCGGTCAGTGTTGCCTTGGTTTCCTTCACTGGTGTGTTTCCTGCTACTACGCTAGGAATATACTTTTCAAACTGTGTTTGTAATTTGTTAGTCTGAACAGATTCCAGTAAGTCTGTCATAATGTCTCTTTGGTTCTTGTTTAGAGGACCAAGTAGTTCATTCATTACTTTACTTCTCGTAGCAGAATCTTGAACACGTTTGATTTCAGCATCTTTGCTTTCTACCAATGTTGACTTTTCATCTGCTAGTGTTTTAGCTTCAGCTAATTGCTTATCTTTTAGCTCAACTACTTTTAGTAATTTTGCAGTTTCAGATTTTTCATTAAGATAGCTGTTTTGATATTCGTTTGCAAATGCTTCAAACATTTTGCGTCCAAAATCATTACGTCTTGCTGACTCAATATCTTCTTTTAGTTGAGTAATTTCTTTATTAAGACCTTTCTCAACAGTTTCTGAAACTAGTTGTGTTGCGCCGGAGATAAACTTTTGTCTAACTGTAGCTAGATGTGTTTTAGCTTCGCGTACTAGGCGTACTTTTGTTTCAGCTAAATCTTTCTTATCTTCATAAAACTCTGCAATCTCTTTAGACAAAGAGTCAACAACAAATTCTTCTAACTTTCCAAATTTGTCAGCCATAAGTTTCTGATCTTCGTGTAGTTCGCCAATTTCTTTCGATAACTGATCTACAACAAAGTTTTTCATTAGGTCTGCATTTTCATGCATTGCAATTGTATACTTTGCTCTAGCTTCAGCTAATTGTTGACGATCTTCTGAAAACTCAGTAATTTCTTCCGCGAGTCTTTCTTCAAGCATTTTATCAATGGCTTCTACCATTGTAGCTTTATCATGCTCATACTTTTGAGCAAATTCTTCGCGAAGTTGTGCTGTGGCTTGCATTTTGTTCTCATGAACTCTTGCATTCCATGCTTCTTCGATCTCTGTCTTGATGTCTTCTGAAATTGCGTTATTTTCAAAGAGTGCTTTCAGTGCATCTAACATTTCTTTCTCCTAATTATCGGAGACCGTTGATAATGTTAACCAACGATTCCTTCAAGTATTTCTGAGCCTTTTCATCGCCATTTAATTCGCGAGCCAATTCATATGCCTTATACCCACCACGAGTATTCATTAAGTGCTCATAGATAGGCGTTGGATACGCCCCCGGAGCACTTGGTTGGGCAACGGCATCAACAGTAATAATTTCAAACTCGCTGACTTCGCCGCTTCCGTCTTCTTTAACATTTCCTGAACCCCTAGATGAGACTCCTAGTTTAACACCATTTTGTATCATAGTGCTAACTAGGTTTCCCATTGGAGTTGGAATTATTTTTAGTTTTCCATAACCATTTGGTCCGTCCATCCACATACTTGTAATCATGTGAGAAACGCGATCAAGGTTAATATTAAGTCCGTCTGGATGATCAACTTCACCTAACACACTATATCCGCCTTGAATTTGATCGTTGAGCGTGTTGACAGCCCTACTGATCTCACCTACGGGATATACACGTTGGTTAGCGTTTCTTACACCACCTTGAATGCAGATACCTTTTAGATACAGGTCCTTACCACCTGCATCATTTTCAGTAGTCTCTACGACCATTTCGGCTTGGTCAAATGATAGTGTTTCGGTTAAGTTTAGCATCAAACTTCCTTAAGAACCAATTACTGAACCAGTATCAGCTCCACTTTCGCCTGGGCCCTTTTTCTCAGCGCCGTGGCCTTTAGCGTTTGACTTAAATGTGCTACCTGCTTTACCGCCTGGTACATTCTCTTGGTTTAGATTCATGTCCTTTGCAGCTGCAGCTTTACCGCCTTTTTCTTCGCCACCTTGATTTAGGTTGCTAGCAGTTCCGCCCATGTTGTTAGCACTTGATACAGGAGATGTTGATTTTTCCGAAGTGTTTTTCGGCTCTTTAACTGTTTCAACATATTCTCTCATTTGCTCTGCTTGTGATTTTTTACCTTCATAAGCAAAAGTGTCGTTTTCTACGCTAAGTTCGGAATCGTCAAATGACTCTTCCTTTGCATCTTCATCACCTTCTGGCTCCATGTCTGACATATCGCCATCGTCGTCGTTGGCATCCATGTTATCCATGTCGCCGTCGTCGCCGTCCATCATTCTTTCGAATTCTTTTTTAAGGTCATCAAGTGCATCTTCTAGGTCAACAACGCGATCTTCAATTTCTTCTTCACCGTCATTGTCCATATCTGTCATGTCATCATCTTCTGGATCTTTGATGTCGTTTTCTAGGTCATCGGTTTGATCCATAGGTTCTTCAGATGTAAACATATCAAAATCTTCTTCAACTTCTTCTTCAGTTGACTCGTCAAATTCTTCGTCAGTTGTTTCGTCTAAATCTTCGTCAGTTGTTTCGTCTAAATCTTCTTCAGCTGATTCGTCAACTTCTAACTCTTCTATATCCGACTCGAGCATGTTCTCGTAAATCGAACGTGACTTTTCAATTACAAATTCATGAAATAACTGATCTGCTCCTTCGCGATCGTTATTGACTAATTTTTCGAGCATTTGCTCTAATTTATTATCTGCCATTGTTTTCTCCTATAAATGTTATTCGTAAGGCTGTCTAATATTATTTACAGTTTGATTAAAAAATAGGTGCTAAACGGTGTCAAAACGACTCGTTTTAAAATTAAACTGTTTAAAAATCATAATATCTTTTAAATTCGCTTAAAGTTATATGTGACAAATTAGTGCATTTCTTTAAATGTTTAGGAATAAAATCATCATTATCTTCTACAACTCTAATATATTTTATATTTTTATGAGTGTCACATGTTGAAGTAGTTTGTCTTTCCCAGTTACCAAAATAGGTTGCTGGCTCGCCTTTTTTCTTGTAATTGTGTGTCCCTGCATACAAGTTATTTACTTTTGATTTATTCCCGTGTTCGTCTGCTAACCCATGAAAATCAAAACCAAGAATGTAAATTGTATCATGCTTATGAGTGCTTGCTAGCCATAATGCTGTTGGTCCACTACTCCAGCCTTTGCTAGGTTGAAAAAAGTTAAAACCTTGCATTCCATTATATTGTTTGTTAGGATTAGTCCAGACTTCGTGTTCCATCTGCCATTTAGATTGATTGATTTCTAGAATCATTTTTACATCTACGGCTACTAGATAATCAGGATCAAAATGTCTGTAAAGTGCATTACATCCATATATTTTTCCGTAATTTTTTAAATGATATAAATCAATACTTTTACGACTTTCGCCGTTTCCGAGTACGAACGCTACTGTCATTTACAATCTCTATGCTTCGATTTGTGCTTGTGCTTGTATTCCGTACATTTGACGAACAAAGACTAGTTCTTTTTCTTTTTCTTCGTTGTGTAGTTCTGATGCTTTACGTGCTTTATTAATTTGACTTAGTGTGAGTCTAGTTTTTCTAGTGTCGTCACGTTGTACAATGCTTTCGTCATCTGTAGCATCGTAAGACTTGTCCTCTATAGGATCAAGTGTTTCTTTATCAAAATAAAATAATTCTCGTAGTATCATATTATTATTTATGCCTATTCAGGTGCTTCGTCGGGTACTTCAGTTACTGCATCATCTCCGCCAGCGTCGCCCGGTTCTACTGTAGGTGCTTCGTCATCCGGAGCAACATCAACACCGCTATCTAAATCAGCACTGATACCTGCTCCGCTAATACCGGCTCCTCGCATTTCTGCGCTTGCATCAGTAGGAGAAGTAACTAAGTTTTCATCGTTTTCTTCTCTCCACATTCTTTCGTTTTCTGCAAGTTCTGCTTCTGACAATCCTAAGAATCGTTTCATTGCATATCTATTAGACATAAACGGAATTGCTTGTATCTGTGTGAAAGTACCTATTCTTTGATTATCTAGCTCGCTTTGTCTATAACTGGCAAAATTCTGCGGTGGCTGAAAAAGTAAATCAAACATTGCTACATCAATGTTTACTCCTTTTTCTATTAGATATTTTTTAAATTCTTGATTAAAAATTTCTGCAACTAAATTTTGAAGCCTTTCGCAATACTTGTTAAAACGTAATTCTTGAATATATGCTGTTCCAACACGACCGTCATTAAATTGACCTGCTCCTTCGTCTTGTGCAGCACTAGGTAAGTAAGAACTAGGAATACGTAGTCCGCGAATAAGTTTATTAGTAAAATATTTTAAATCGTCAATTTCGCCTAAGTTTGTGCCGCCTGGTAAAGTTTCAACTTTAGAACCTCTGCCTTCTGCTGTTTGGGGGAAGAAGTAGTCTTCGTTGATTGACAGAGGATTATATGAACTGTCTATGACGTTAGTGCCTCCTCCTGTCTTGGATGGGATCCGTCTTTGATGAATTTCCGTTTTTACACGCTCCACAAACTGCATAGCAAGGTGTGAAGGCATGTTGCCCACATCAACGTAGAATACTCTTCTTTCTGGAGCTCTTTGTGTTCTATATATAATAATAGCATCTTCGAGTAATTCTTTTTGCTTGTATACTTTAAAAATACTTTCTAATAAACTGTTACCGAAAGGTGCATTGTTATCTAGACCTTCACTTAAACTTAAATGCACAATATGTTCTGCATTAACAGCAAGTTCTTTAGTCTTATCGTGTCCGCCAAATCTTGATCCAGATTGTTGAGATGCATTTCCAACCATGCCTCGAACACCGCCTGTTAAGTATCCGTCGCCGCCTCCAGTTACATTACCATTAGTTGTATAAGGAGTAGTAGCAACCTTGTCTACAAAATTAAAGTTGATATCTTTAACAACATATTGTTCAGGCCTTTTGCCTTCGCTTTCATTTACAATAATACTTGAAACTTTTGCAGGGTCAATATGATACCATACCTTAGTTTCTGGATCGCGAATAAAAAATGCATCTCCATATTTGAATACATTTCGAACAATTCTAAACATTCTTGTACCAAAATCATTCATTTTGTGCCATTGCTGTAGGTACTGTTCTAAGATCTTAACTTCTGTATTAGTGGCACTTTGTTTAAAGTCTAAGCTAAAACTAGTTTTATTTACTGGATTTTGCTGTGTACAAAACTCAGCAAGTATATCTAAGGCAGCATTTACCTCAGAGTCCATATCCATAACATTATACTGACCGTAACGTTCAACTCTGTTTGGCGCACCTACATAGACATCAGGCAAGAAACTACTGTAGTTTGAACGTGCTGGTCCAGGTTGAGATCCAGTACTAGACAAAGGACTTTTTATTCCTGCATCTACGTCAACTGGTGTAAAATATCTTTTCCAACTCATTTATTTTCCTAGCTCATTAAATTGCCGTCTAAATTTTTAATATATCTATTAGCCGTTCTTTGCAAGTCTCTAACTTCTTGCATCGTAGTATTTAACTGTTGTAGTAAGTATTCAGGAGAAGTAACGGAATCATTTTTTGCCAGTGATGATGTTGTCGTTACACTAGTATCCATTGGTGTTGTAGGTGATTCAGCTTCAGGAGCAGCAGCAACAGCATCCTGTGCCCGAGGTGCTGAATTAGATGAAGTGCTATCCATAGACCAATCAAGACCTTTTCCTCCCATCCATTTTGGCAGATAATCTGAAAAATCTGGCATTTGTATATTGAAATCAAATAGCCCGTTCCAAATACTGCCAAACCAAGATTTAATTGAATCCCAAGCATCGCTTGCTAATTGTGCAGCACCGGGACCATACTCCTCCAAAGCATCCATGAAGTAAGATTTTATGTTTTCCCAACCAAATGTAGCAACAATTCCTGCAACGATTGTTCCGCCAATTAACCCTATAGGTCCTAAAACTATTGCCGCTAGTCCAGCAGTGATTCCAGCAAGTACATCTGCGCTAGATAATCCGTTCCACCACTCTGTGACCCAAAGCATGGCTTTTTCCTTAAATTTAGCCCAAAGTTCAGCTCTTCCTTCTGCTGTGAATAATTTATCAAACCATTCTGTTATTTGAGGCTTGTACTCTCGCCACATTTCTACTAGGCCATTAAAAACTTCTTTAGCCATATCGAGGCCATCAGTCTTTAACCATTCCCATGTGTCTGTTAGTGTAGGAAGAATATTAGATTTAAAATAATCTGAAACTTTTGTATACATTTCTCTAGACGATTCTAAATCTGGAATTAAAGTAGTAAATCCGTTTTTAAGATCCTGGAATATTTGACTGTCAAGCAACTCAGTTTGAAACATACCTCTAAGATCATTAATTGTTTCTGCTAGTGTTGTCATTGCTGCTGTGGCAGGATCTCGAGCTGCTTGTTCTTCTGCAATTGCTCCTGCGGTAGTTTCTCGTAACTTTCCTAATTCTCCAGTTAACGATACATATTCTCCTACGCTAGTACCAGCTGCAACACTTGCTTGAACACCTGCTTGTCCAAGAGAGTTTGCAAAATCCATACCACTATCACGAACACCTACCATGAAATTATTCATTTCTTCAGCACTCATGTTTCTAATGTTTTGTGCTTGTTCTCTAAACACCTGATTATTAGACATCAGTTGTTGGGTTAGAGGATCGTTAGCAACTCCGTCTGCCATATCTAGCAATGCTTCTTCTAATTTAGGAGATACAGCAGCTGCTTGAGATAATCTTAGACCAAATTCTTCGCCTTGCTCAGCAAGAACCATTTGTCTACGAATGTCTAAGTTCTTTTGTTTTATTTCTTCTTCTAATTGTTTTCTTGACTTTCCTGTTAACTTTGATATGCTATCAAGCTCTTTTGAGTATGCTTGAGCACCTGTTACAAGATCTTGATCGCTCATATAACGACGGCGTCCGCTGACTACCATCATTTCATTATAACTAACTAAATTTTCGTTGAGCTCTTGTGTAGTAAAGCCCATGGCCATTAAATCTTTACCAGCTGTACTCTGTCTAAATTCTTTAGATAGCGAAGCAAAACGTTTAGCACCGTCGCCGACACTGTTACCAAAAAGACGAATACTATCACTTTGCTGTGATAATAATTCAACAAAATCTTGTTGCGGAATTGCAGCATTTCCTGCAATCCTTGTAAGTTCAAACATGTTATTAGAAAAACTAGCACCTGTTTGACTTAACTGTCTAAATTGGTCAACTTGTGTATCTAATAATCCTGACAGTGTTGTTAATCCCGGTATAGGAAGATATTTTGCAAAGTCAGTTAATGTATTTCCGCCAGCAAGTAGTTCTACACCAAGTCCTGTTACAGCACCAACAGTTGCGCCAATTGCAGAGGATAATGTGTTTAACAGTCCACTAGTTACATTTACAAGAGCATTACCAAACCCTTTGACTTCTTTAGTTGTATTTTTAGAAACTTTTCCAAGTAACCCAACATTTTTTACTGGGCCGCTATTATTATCTCCGCTAGGAGGTGTTGGTCCACTGCCTGTTGTACCTGTCAGAACTTTGACTAATTCTTTGAGAGTAGCTTCACTTGCTGCATTTTCTGCAAAAACTTCTCCTACTCCAGGGATATCAATTTTGACATTAGCCATTAATTAAACACTCACTTAATATGAAGCTATAAATATGCTATAGCTATTAATACTATTTAGCAGGAGATATAAACATGGTAGATAATAACATCCCGCCGTCAATGGGACAAACTGGAGTTCCGCTAGGACAAGTACAAGCAAATCCATTAGCAAAGCATTTAAGACAACCTAAAATTTATATTAAATTTCCTAGCGAAGGAAAATATTGGGCTAATGGATCTTTAGAAACTACAGAAACTGGCGAGTATCCTGTATATGCTATGACAGCTAAAGATGAAATTACATTTAAAACTCCTGATGCACTGCTTAACGGGCAAGCTACTGTTGATGTGATACAAAGTTGTATTCCAAATATTAAAGACGGATGGTCAATTCCATCTATTGACATGGATGCTATTTTAATTGCAATTAGAATGGCTAGCTTTGGTGACACTATTGATATGACTGTCAACGTGCCAAATACATCTATTCAAAAAGAATTTAAATTTAATCTCCAGCAACTATACGATCAGTATATTAGCACTGTATTCGATGACGTTTTTAAAATTGACGGGTTTACCGTACAAATACAGCCAGTTACCTACCGTACTATGACACAGCAAAGTATTAAAGCATTTGAAGAACAACGAGTTTTTTCAATTATTAATGACGATAATATTGACGATGCAACTAAGGTTGCTAAATTTCAAGAAAGTTTCAGGAAACTAACTGAAATTAATATTAATACTATCATTGAAAGTGTAGTAGCTATTCAACCCGATGGTGAAGATCCTGTAACTAATAAAAAACATCTAACAGAATTTTTACAAGGGGCAGAAGCAAGGGTATACAATCAAATCAAAGATCATATCGAAGCACAAAAAGACAAATTTACACAAAAACCTGTGCAAGTTGCTTCTGAAGATGAAGAAGTTGAAGCAGGTGCTCCAAAAGTATACGATGTGCCTATTCAGTTTGATCAAAGCAATTTTTTCGGCTAAGGATCTTAACGTGGAACCTCGACAAAATCCTAGACGAGGTTAAGGTCCTTGAAGGAGAGGTTAAACAAATCAAATCTGAATTGATGAGAATTTGTTGGTGGATGAGAGGATCTATTACACTCAGCGAAGTCTACTATCTAACTATAGAAGACAGACAACTAATTAACGATTTAATTAAAGAAAATTTAGATACAGCTAAGAAAAGCGGACAACCTTTTTGGTAAACTCTTACTTAGAAACTTTAAGTCCAGCACGTTGTATAACGTCTTTAGCTTTGTTTATTTCTCGCTCACTCGGCATCTTAACATTTCCCTTAGGTGCAGGCGTTGCAGCATCTTTATCAGATGTTGGTGCGTCACCATAAGAACTTTTTCCTATGCGTGATCCTAGTTGCTTTTGGAATCCTTGCTGAACAAAACGTTTTATTACTTTTTTAACTTGATCATTATCTAATTTTAAATCTACTTCATTTATCATTGCTTCATTATACATGCTTTGTAGATCTAATTCGCCTTGACCTGATTTAGGAGTTAGCTTAGTTGGCTCTGGCTTTAATTTATCTTTAACAGTCTTTGCTGCACTTGCTACTTTTTTAGCACCTGTTTTAGCAGCATCCCCGGCTTTTTTTGCTGCTCCAGCTACCTTCTTAGCACCTTTAGCAATCTGTCTACCCATACTAGGATCTTGATTAATGTAAGAAAGTACAGCCTTAGGACTAGAAACAAATCCCTTACCAGCTAAAAAATTAGCAAGTCCTTTAGCTGTCATACCTTGATTTTTTGGATCTTGCTTTGCTACTGCATAAAAGTCTTTGAATAAACTTTTTACTTCTTGATCAATTTCGACATCCAACTGAGCTGCTTTACCCATTGCCGTATTTTTTCCAAGTGTTCTTTTTAGAAATCTAACAGGACCTTCATCAACTTGTTTTGATTCAGTTAAAATATCATAAACTTTCATTATTCTTATAACTCCTAATATAGTGTATTTATATGTTTGTTATGAATATCTACTTCGTAGATATTAGTTTTCGCTATCGCTCAAACTATTTACTTCGTAATTAGATTATAAGAAGCATTATGACGAATGTCATAATGTTTAAGTTTCATGTAGATCGTTTCAGTCAGACGGAACCTGTTACGGTCCCATCTAATCTCAAAATTGTGCTTCATGTGAGTCATGCTTGCAGCCGAGACATTGGAAGTAGGTGTTTGTTATACTGCTACACAATGGGCTCTGACCTTTCCCAACCTACGTCGACATCG